CCGCAGGACAGGCGTCAGGCATGATGGCACCCGCCTTCACGACAGGCGTTCGCATGAGTTCCATCATCGTTGCTTCGACCGCTGCAACGTTGGCTTCTTCGGCTGGATTCGTCGCTTCAATATTTCGGTAAAACTCAACCGTTCCTGCGTTTGACAAGCCGACAGGCGCCGGAGGCTGAAGAGTTAACCCGGCGGCGATAGCTTCTGGTCTGGATTGCCCTTCATTCAGCGCCTCGTTAGCTGCTTGGATAGCGGCATTAAACCATTTGCCCGGCTTCATACCGACAGCGATAAGATCCTTGCCAGTGATCATGAAATCTCCTCTCAAAACGCCAAATGCGCCTCACCCTATCTAACTGATTCCCACCCAAAACGCAAGCCCACAAAGTGTATTCCGCAACCCTTTGAAACCAAATGGCTTTCCAAACTGACCACCCCAGAAAATACACTTTTGCCGCCAAAATTGAAAAGTCCCTTATATACTCCTTCTCTCTACCCTTCTTCTATTTTTCTAACTTTCTATTTTTAGAGAGAAAAGTGTATAATAAGATAGAGAGAAAGCTAAAAGCCATTGCAAATCAAGGGCTTGAGCCGATACACTTTTATACGCATTTGCCCGAGCCTCAGAAATCCGTATAGCTTGACAGCCACCGAAGGAGCGGCTATCTGTAGACCGGAAAAGGAGGCTCTCATGATCTACAACCGACAAAATGAAATCGCTTTGCTCCGCGAAGAAATGAAATCGCCAGCCGTGGCAGCGGTTGGCTTACAAATGCTAGAAGGTCTACTTCATGATTATTCAGAGATGACAGACAAGGAATTTGAAGAATTTATGTTGATTTGGTCTTACGAGGTTGAAGAATAATGCGTGTTCTTGTTGCCTGCGAATATAGCGGACGTGTGCGCCAAGCTTTCGCGCGACGAGGCCATGATGCTTGGTCTCTAGATCTTCTACAGGCGGAAGATGGCTCGCTTTTTCATCTTAAATGTGAACATGCTGAAGATATCTGGAATTTTATTAATATTGGCTGGGATCTCATTATCGCTCACCCTCCCTGCACAGACTTGGCTGTTAGCGGTGCTCGTCACTTTCCCGCCAAGATTGCTGACGGACGCCAGCAGCGGGCGCTAGACTTCGTTCAAGCGCTCATGGATGCGCCATGCGAGAAAATTGCCATCGAAAACCCTATCAGTGTTATCTCATCCAAGATTCGTAGGCCTGACCAGATTATTCAACCTTGGATGTTTGGGCACCCCGAGAAGAAGTCCACATGTCTATGGCTGAAGAATCTTCCTTGTCTTGTCCCAACGAACGATGTCAGCGAAGAGATGAAGACCTTGCCTAAGAGCGTTACAGAGCGCATTCACAGGATGCCCCCTGGCCCGGACCGATGGAAGGAACGCAGCCGCACGTATCAAGGCATTGCAGACGCAATGGCCGAGCAATGGGGCGTTTGACAGCCGCCCCGCAACCCGCTATGGTCCTCGTTGCGCCCTTGACTTTTGGCGCTGGATGGTTTACAAAGAGATGAAGGAGAATTGAGATGCCAGAAGAAATTGACAATCTACCAGACGCGCTATTTGAGATCAAGCGGTTGAAGCGTAAGTTGGCAGACATGAGTTATATGGCTCATGCTCAGTATGAGCTTCTTGGTCCTAAGGCTCTTGAAGTCGTTAAGATGTGGCGCAAGCAAGATGTGATGAGGATTCATACGTCTTGGGGTCCGAAAGCCTATGCTATGACTGGCGAAGAACGCGCGGCTCTCTTGCTTGAATGGGAAAACGCTCCACGACGCCTTGTGGCTCCCGGCGAAATCGATGGCGATCTAAACAACCCTCCGCATTCTGGTCGTGAGAAGTCTGCCCTATGACCTGGAACCCAACCACCACAATCCCGCGCACGGGCGAACAGATCGTCATCGCTATCGAAGTGCCGGAAGAAACGTTTGAGGGCGTCCACTATCCGCGCTCATTCGAGCATTACATCGTGAGCTACAAGGCGTCTCCATTCAGTCACGGCAAGAATGGTCCGTTCGTGTGGCGGCAGAAGAATGGTGATACGATCGCTGAGTTCGTGCCGTGTGCGTGGAAGAAGCTAGAGGAGTTTGAGGGATGGTGAATGACGCAGGAATTATCGTCTGGCATAAGCTGAGCGAAGAGATTCCAGAAAATCTTGAAGGCGTTATCTTCGCTAAATGGTATGAAGATGAGTCAAACGGCTATTATGGCGATAGTCAATGGGTTTGGTTCGCTAGCGGCTCTTTTGAAGAATTTGAAGTTTGGATTGATATTGATGACCAGCCGCGACAATGGCAGGGCGTAGGATTCGATAAGCCAACGCATTGGTGCGTAGCGCCTCTATGGGGAAAGCCGGAAGTATGACCACAGACGCCGAAGAGCACGCCTGCCGCATCGCCACAGCGCGCCAGATGATCCTTGACCTGAATGAAGCGTTCAAGGTCTTGGCAGCCGAAGGCATTACGATCGATGCTGAAGTCGTTGATTATTACCGCTACGTCGAAGGTGATACACGACGGATGCCAGAGCTAAAGATCAAGTTTTTGAAGGATTGTGAGTGATGACGTATTGGGATTGGCCACAATGGATTATTGCTCTAGCAATTCTGCTGAATCTTTGCATTCATCTTGGAAAGAATGGTCAGGTTCGCCATTATAACGCTGGATATGCGCTTGCGGATGCGGTTTCGCTTTCTTGGCTTTTGTGGATGGGAAACTTTTGGTGACCGACCCGTTCTCAATCTTTTGGTTCGCCGTCCTTCTCTTTGGATCGGGATTTACTTACGGGCGTTTCGGCGTTTTTGGAGACAGGAATGATGAATGCTAACCATTGACGACACTCGCGCCGTCCTCAAAGATGCACCTCTCAAGAACATCGTGGGCTTTAGTTCCCGCCTTGAAGGTCGTAAGAAATTCCTGGCGGGCGGTGGCTTTCAGTTCGAAAGCACGCAGTCCAACATCGATGCCTTTCGATCCGCATTCCCTGAAATTGAGATCGATGACACGCGCCAAGACCTCACGGTCTTCGAAGAGGCAACAGAGACGGTCGGAAGGCCGTCTTTTGTGTTTAAGCGCCCGCCGCTTGACCATCAGGCCAAGGCATTCGAAAAGCTGAAAGACAATCGTGTTTTTGGCCTCATTTACTCTCCTGGCTGCGGAAAATCTTCAAGCCTTACGTCGCTGACCGTCTATCACTGGACGCGCAACCATATCGATGGGTTGATTGTCGTAACGCCCAACGGTCTCGTGACGCAGCAGTGGGTCGAAGCGCAGCTTGCTCGTGACGTTCAGGACGACGTGCCTTATAAGGCTTGGGGCTGGAACAAGACGAAGGCGGGCCTTGCTGAGTACGAAGCTCTGAAAGCTTTCGATGGGTTGCAAGTCATCGTCTTCAACATCGATGCTGTCAAGACGCCAGCCGGCGAGAAGCTTTGCAACGACTTTATCAAGCGCCACAAGGGTCGTGTGCTTTGCGCTCAAGATGAAAGCCACCTGAGTAAGAACAAGTCTTCTCAGCGTTGGAAGGCGATGCGAAAGCTCATGGATCAATGCGACTATAAGGCGCTTCTCACAGGAACGCCCGTCGCCAAAGACCTTATTGATTTCTGGTCACAGCTTGCGTTGCTCGATGAACGAATTATCGGTGTCAAGTACAAGACTTCGTTCATGTCGCGGTACTGCGTGAAGAAGTTCAATGGCTTTGCGAATGAGGTTATTGGTCATCAGAACGTTGACGAGTTCTATCGCAAGATCGATCCATTCGTCTATCGTGTCAGCCAGGAAGAGCTTGGACTAAAGAAATTCGAAGACGAATTCGTTTTCGATATGCACCCTGAGCAAAAGGCTGCTTACAAGCAAGTCAAGGAAACATTTATCGCGCAACTCGACAATGGCGAGTTCAAGACCTCAGCCAACGCCATATCGGCTATGGCGACTATGCAAGCCATCAGCAATGGCTTCTTGCCTCGCGGCGACGGGACGTTCCAAGAATTGCCGAACGCGCGTCTAGATGCCCTTCAAGGCTGGCTGGAAACGATGCCTGATGATGAGAAGATCGTCATTTGGGTTCGGTTCAAGAAGGACGCCGAACTGGTCTTGAAGGCGCTTGGCAAGAAGGCCGTGGATCTATCGGGCAACGTCTCGTCTGAGGAGCGCATCAAGAACAAGGACCGCTTTCTCAGTGATCCGAAAGTTCTCTATACGGTCGGAACGCCCGACGCCGCAGGAACGGGCATGGACGGCATCCAAGACGTTTGCAATCGTGCCATCCGCTACAGCTTGTCTTATAACATGATCCTTCACCAGCAGGCAGAAGATCGGACCTCGCGCGTCGGCGGCTCAGGCGTCGCCTTCTACACGGATTTGATCGGCAAGGGCACGCTCGACCGCAAAATCCTTCGCAACTTGCAGGGCAAGAAAGACTTGTCTCGTCTAGCATTGGACGATATCCGCCTCATGCTAGAAGCCACTTGACAACCCGTAAATCACGATCTATGTTCGGGTATCGCAACATGATAGGAGATGAAAATGGTTGATTTCGCAGTCGGACGCAAAGTGGTTGTGGAAAGTTATAAAGCAGGAGGAATTCCTGATCGCTTCAACGCTCGAACAGGGAAAATTATTGAAAACGATTATGAAAGTAGATTTATTATTGTACGCCTTGATGATGACGGGTTTGTGGTATGGTTCACCGAGGATGAACTTAAACTCGTAACAGAAACCCCGCAACCCTCATTCGTGAAGTTTATTCCTGAACAAGTGATTCCGGCGCGGCGGGAGATTGTTGAAACCGTTGTGAAGATCGGAGGAGTTGATGCAATCCTCTTGTCAAAGCATCATGAAACAGATATGCCTTGCGGCGCGTCAGAAATTGGAATTCAAATCAACATGATCTTTACCGCAGACGATTTGCGCGAAGCATCTAATGTTTTTCTAGAACTTGCATCGATCCTAGAGGAGAATGCCAAATGACCATCACTATCAATTCCCGTGTCAAGGCTCTGGTCGATTTCTTCGAGCCGACCGAAGCGGATATCCATAACCTCGATTGGTTCCCGAAGGCCGGCGACACGGGCTATGTCGCTTCTTTCGTCGAAGCGGATGAAGACCATCCCGCAATCTATGAGATCCGTTTCGATGCAGATATTGATGCTGACGAAGACAACCTTTCCTGGACCTACCTCGCGACCGAGCTTGAGGAGATCGACGCATGATCACGGCCTTCCTTGCACTATCTATCATCGCATCTCAGCCCGTGGTCGATCCGACGCCCTCTGATCTGCCAGAAGAGATCAAGACCATCATTCGTCTATCAGCGAATTTCTGCTATGCGTCCACGGGCGCTAAGGGAGACGCCTTCGAAGAATGCCTCGATGGGCAGGTTCAGGCGCTCACTGAGTTTCAGTCCGTTGCAAACACTTTGGATAACGCAGGCCAAGATATCAGCGAGCCTTTGACTTCGTGCTTGCAGGAAGGCGTTATTCAGGGTATTGCTATGGACACACGCAAGGTCCGCGACTGCTTTTATGAACGGACAGGCGTCTTGAAGGGAACATTCTGATGCTCGATAGCGATGACTTTGATTTCAAGGTTGACCGCCATTATTGGGAAGACCGTTGCGAAGAGGCCGAACAAGTCGTCTGCGATCTTGTCGAATGGATCGAGAACATGGAAGACGATCTCTATTTTGACGAAGAGGCGCTGAATATGATTGCACGGGCCAAGGAAGTGGCGACGCGGGCATGATTTTAGACGCCGAGACATTGATCTGCGACTTTTGCGATAGAATGGCTCTAGCTGTAGAAGAAGAGGGCGGATGCTTTGAATCGGCTCATTCACGATTTTATCGTGTTATTCAATTCGCTCACGCAGAAGAACTTCTAGCAATTCAGCGACGCAATCGCGAACAAGACTTTATCACCTTTGGTGAAGCCGCTGCCGAGAACAAGGCAGAAGTCAATCGCAACTGGTATCTCGAAATTATGCAAAACAGCGAGTTTAAAGATGAATAAGCCTATTGACATGCTTACCGCGTTGGTTATCATCACGCTAGCATTCGCATGGTTCCTGATTTGGCCAACGATCGGAATGCTTTGGACGTTTGGATGGATTTAGAACATGACCACGATTAATACCACCAGCCATCCCGACCTCCCCGTCTCATCCGAGGGCGTGTGGCGTCCAGCCTCTATCGATGACATCTCGCTCCAAGTCGCACAGGCCTTCGTTGATCTCTTCGGCGGCGAAGAGACCGACATGACGATTGAGTTCATCCCCGATGGTCACTCTGGCTCGGGCTTCTACGCTTGGTGCACGGAATACCCCGAGGACGGGTCGGACTTCCTTGGCCCAGCTTCGGAGTTCTCGTCCCGCGCCGCGATCTCCCAGGCCACCCGTTCGGAGCCGAGCACGTGAGCGAAGAGCGCAGCACGACCACATCGACCAGGGTGCAAGTCACCCTTGAGTTCGATGGAACCGGCCCGTGGGGGCCGACCACCACCATTGATCAGATTGTTCGGGACGCCGAGCGCGGTGCTCGCGGCACTCTTGCCGAACTGATCCGAAGCAATCCGCGCGACCGCATCCGTCAGATCGGCGAGGTGAAGGTGCTGCTGGTGACCACTAGGGCGGACAAGCCATGACCGACGACCGCAAGCCATTGCCCGCAGAGGCCGAGATGGTGCTGCTACCTTGCCCGTTCTGCGGCGGTGATGCAGAGCGTATTGACGTGCCGGACGAAGATGATGTTGACGGCGGCGTAAACGCCGGCGGCTCCTGCATCCAGTGCAAACGCTGTTCTGCATCAACAGGCCTTCATTTCGACCGCAAAGAAAACCTCATCGCGGCGTGGAACGAGCGCGCCGCCCTCACGGCTGCCCCGAAAGCCACAGAGGCACCGGGGCTGCGGGAGGCTGCGCAAGCTACCCTGAACGGAGCGATGAAGTACAACGGCTCTTACTTAATCCCTGTTTCCCTTCTTTACCGCCTTCGCGCCGCCCTATCCGCCACACCCCAGCCGGTCGCCGTCACTGATGGCGCGGGACGCGATGAGGCGTGGCGATACGATATCCAGTACGGCCCCGATGGCGAGGCCATCTATGCATGGGTTTATGACGAGACCGGCCGCATGGTCGGGACTATGCGGACGTTCCACGCTGCAACGATTTGCGCCCTCGCCTCCGCTCTATCCGCCGAGCGCGCCGCCCACGAGCAGACGCGGCAGGAGAGGGACATGCAGCATGGTGAGGCCCGGAACTACGCCGACCTTGCGCTACGTGCTGGCAACGAGACCGCTGACGCCATCGCCGAGGTCGCCCGTCTCCGCAAGGCGCTGGAAGCAATCGCGGGGCAAAAGAAGACCAACGAACTTTTGACCGAGTATGACGCCGAAGTTGCCGACTTCGAAACCGGCTATGACACCTGCATCGATGTCGCCCGCGCCGCCGTACGATCCTCTCGTGAGGAGGGCAAGTGATGGCGGCGCAAGTGAACCAGCCCAGCGCCGACGTGCCGGATGATGTCTGGATGATCGTTGAGGTAGAAACAAAGCGCGGTGGCTATCCGCCACGAGGAGAAACCGCCCGTGCTTTGGCGCGCGCCATCCTCTCCGATCGTCAGGCCCGAGAGGAAGCCCGTGATGGCGGTGGGGACAGCCGCCTCGGGGAGCATCACACGATCGCTCACGACGGGTTCACGGGAACGGTGATTGGCTCATACGTCACCGTCGAGGGGAAGCGAGGCGTCGTCATGCAGCAAGACGGCACGCGCGTTGTTCACGTCTACGGCGAGAAATGGCTTCCCGCCATTGAGCCCTCCTCGGTGGAAGGAGATCGGCGATGAGCGATCTCGTTGAACGGCTGCGCCACTGCGCGGCAAAGATGGAGGACTATGGAAGGCCGAAGTACAGCGCGACGTTGCTCGAAGCTGTCGCCGCCCTGGAAGCCGCCCAAGACCGGATCGAAGCGGTGCGGAGGGAGACGGTGACGGAAGTCTCGGCACTGATCCTGGCTCGCGCCGCAGAGCACGGCGAGCGGCAGACCGTCCATTACGCCTACGGGAATGATCGGATGGGCGAATGTTCATGGGCTAAGCGAGTGGAGGCGGTCGACATCGCCGCCGCCATCCGTGCCCTCACCGAAGCCAGAAAGGAGAAGTAAATGGAAATTCGTACTGAGCATATGAATGATTGGTTCACGAAGTATCATATCGAAGGGCCTTGGCCATTTCATCCGGTTTTTCACCGCTTCACCCAAGCAGATGGAAACGGAGATCCGCACGACCATCCATGGTCTTTCCGATCCGTCATTCTGAGCGGCGGCTATCGCGAAGAAGTATTTGACCTAAGCGGTAAGTCGTGGTTTGTTGACCGCCATGTTGGAGATAGCTTCGTGAATGAAGCCGACCACATTCACCGAATTGTCGAGCTATTCGAAGAAGAATGCTGGACGATGATCCTTCCTCAAGAAGGCGGACGAAAGCCCGGTTTCTACCAATTTCGTGAAGATGGCGCTTATCATCGTTTTTGGGATGGGGATTGGTCGAAGCTTTGACAAAATTAGTAAGAAAGGAGGTGACGCGAGATGATGCCTGATGAGTCCAGGGTTCGTCCAATGACTTAAGGTTGGGTGGGTGGGTTGAAACAAATAAAGGGGCCAATTGGCCCCTTTTCTCATTCATCGTAGATAGCAACACGATTCCTAGTAACTTCGCCATGTTTTCGGTGGTATGTTACAGATTGCATGGAGCGACCTGACAAGAAACCTTCGTTAAAGTGCCATGCGTCCTGAGCCGATGGCGATTGGTGGCTCTCGCAAATGACGCCGCCAGCTTCATTGACAAAACGCTCGATGTGATGGATGTGGAAGGTGTGGACGTATCGATGCTTAGTTCTGCCCCAATCCTCAGCCCGACGAACGGCCATGATCTGCGGCATGTCTTTCATCTTCGCTGTATGACCATGAACACCACCTAGCATGACGTTATCAAATCGATACCACCAGAAGAGAGACGGCGAAGTGTCTACCGTAACGCGATCCTCATCGCGATACCAAGCGCTCAAGAAGTAAGAGATCGCAAAGCAAGCCGTCTCGTCATGATTGCCGGGAAGGATTCGAACCGTTACCTTCGGGAACTTCTGAAGGGCAAGATCCGTAATCTTTACGAAGAGATCGCAAGCCGCCCGCAGAACCTTCGAGAAACGCGAATCTACGTCAAGGGCGTTCTTGGATTTTGAAGTGTGGTTATCGAAGTTATTCGTATGCGTTGCGTCACCGCCACCAAGAATAATGCAGTGTGCTGCGTTCGGCGTGCTCTCGACTAGACGCTTAGCTGTCTGCGTAATAACGCGATCCGCAATCGAAATGTCCCAATCATTGCCCGTTTCTTCTGCCCAACTAAACAATCCCACATGAGCATCGGCTACGGCTATAAGTGTTAGAAGATCATCGTCCGCATATCCTTGCGGCTTTGAGTTGAGATATGGGGCTTTGTACCCTTCAAAGCTTTCTTTCAGGATCTCAGCAATGGCTTCCGGTGAAGGTTCTTCTTTCTTGGTTTTGACCCAGCGCATTTTGATTTGGCCGGATTCATCGTAAAGAACGGATTCGCCTTTAACGACCTGACCAACCGGAAGCGCCTGCGGCAGACGACCATCTAGGCCGCGCTCAGAGGCCCGCTGAAGGCGATTTTGCATCGAGGAGCGAGCAATCCCTAGCTTTCGCGCCGCGCCCGCCACAGTGCCCTCAGAAGCCAACAAATCAATGGCTTCTTTCAGTTGATCATCTGTCAGATTCATGTTATCATCTCGCGTCGGGACAAAATAAAAGCCGCTGCACCATAACAGTGAGCGGCTTAGTTTCTTATAGCTTATTTCTTGTTGAATGTCAAGTCTTAGACTTCACGAATCCATTTTCTAGCGCTTCCTCTTCCGTAGCAAAGCAGCGCTCAGGAAAAGTTGAAGCACGATGAGGCGAGGAAGGTACGTGATATATCTTTCGAGAGCCGTTCACGTTTCCAAAAATAGGCCGCTCTTTCGTGCAGCCTGACCTGTCTTCACGAGAGACAAAAGCGTAAGTGTTTGGAGGAGCGGCCATAGACTGTTGATTATCAAATCGCGTCCCCATGAAGAAAGCAATCATAAGCGCGATGATAGCGAGACAAATGATCAGGAAGCCATCAGGAAGTTTAAGGCCTTTACGAGAAACGTCTGGACTGATAAAGAGCAGTAGAAAGCCGAGACCCATCATGCCTCTACCAAATAGCGAACTAGGCGTCGATATCCACGTTAGAGGTTGTCCATACATATTCCATGTCAAAGACCATAAGCCTACATATACAGAACCAAGGGCTAGGCTTGTGACGCCAAGAGCCGCAAGATGACTCCCTTCCGCATCTTCGTTTCGAACACCTTTAAACAGAATCTCGAAAGACGACGGTGCGTATCTAAGGAATGTAATGCCACCAAAAATCAAAAGAAATAGAGAAACTACCGTTGAAAAGATTATGCTTGGGATGAATAGCCCACCAAGCCAATAAAGAGCAATGGCAGAGGCGAAAACCAAAAGAAGGCGATTTTCAATTATCTTTTTCAACATCGTCTTCCATCAGTTTTAACATGCCTGCCATATTAGACATCACTCTAGCACCAGATTTGATTGACTGGACATTGTTTCGAAGGCGACCCCGCTCCTCTTCCAATGCGCAATCCGTTATGTGTTTTCTTTGAGCAAAATCGTTGCCCGCAAAGCTCTGCCAAATTTCACGCAAATTCATTGACGTGTCCGTTCCTTAACGATTTCAAGGACAGACTGCATTGCGCTCGTGTTCGCCTGCATTTGGTTTCGGACGCTTTCGCCAATATTTGCATATTCTTTGACATCAGCTAACCAAGCGTCGCGAGTTTTTTGATGAGCCTCTTGTTCCGCGTTATATCTACGAACAATATAGGCAAGAGCAATCATAAGAAGAATACAGACGGCACCGATAACGCCTACATCTAGAATCTTTTGACTGGCTCCTAAAAGGGCGTCGTCGGGCATCGTCACTTTACCTACTCAAGACGGATCGCACGAAAGCGTCTGTTGCAACCCCGCGCGCCTCGTCTACGATCTGCGTCGGCACGCTATCAACGATAAGCTGAGCCTGTGGCGCGATCTTTGCAGCGATGGCACGGTCGTCAAGACCTTGAGAACGAAAACGCTCGACGGCATCAGGAACCGCCGTCTTTACGTAATCGACGGCATCATCGATTGCAGCGCTCGCTACATGATCAATAGCCTTAGCGCCACCGCTCATGTTGACCGCCAGAAGCGCGGCGTTCTTGACCGCCGTTTGGAGCGCATCCCGATCCGATTGCTCAAGCGCAATTCCAGCACGGTCTTTGAGGATCTTGACAATCCATGCGACGGCGATAGGTGCAGCAATGCCAATGAAAATCTGATAGATAGGAATGAGCGCCTGAACGGTTGCGTTAAGGAAGGTTTCCATTTAAGCGCTCCTGAGCTTGCGGATCTCGGCAACAGAGGCTTCGATCAGTTTGAGGTAATCATCAATCGTGAGAGGCGAAACCTCGACAGAAGGCGAGGGAGCGGGCGTAACCGGAACCGGCTGGATTTCCTTCGGCTCGTCGTCTTCGGCGTGCAACTTCAATGCCAGCTTCTCGACGGCCGCAACGCGCGAACCCCAACCCTTACCGAACGTTCCCCAAGTCGAAAGACCTTTGAGAAAATTCATGCGATCTTCGCACATGCGCTTGATCGTCGTTTCGGGATCGGCAGTCTCTACGGCAGAAAGCGTCGTCGTCCCAATGCCCCCATCCGCTTTGACACCGACCGCGCGCTGAAGCCACTTGGCTCCACGACCCGGCCCGGAGTTTACGGCACTGTCCATCGTGCAAATGTCTACGCCGCTTGGAAGCTCGTCGCCGGAAATCTTGTCCCAATAGTTCTTGCGATAGATTTCCATCGCTTCAGACTTCTTGAGTGCCTTGACATCGGCAATCGTGACGGACGCACCACGAAAGGAGCGAAGCGTTCCGATCGTGATGCCCATATTTGTTGCACCGCCAGGATCGGAAGGATGGTTGACATAACCCCCTTCGAACTTGAAGATGTGATCCATAATCTCAGGAAAATTCTTAGCGGCCATCGGGCTTCTTTCGTGTCAACTGGTAAAACCATCCGCCAACAGCAATGCCAACGAACATGATTGCGCCCATGATGGGTCCGCCGCTTGTAGCGCTAACGCAATCGGCTAGATGCAAGTGCGATGAGATATCGAGCCATCCTTTAGACTCGATATCGTGGATAAAGCAGCAATGCGCCCATGAGCCTTCGAACCAACATGAGCAACTGTCCATTTAGGTGACGACCTTACCTGCATTCGTGAACAGGTCTAGGAATTGCTCATCACTGATTCCAAGCTCTGCGGCCATGCCAAGAACGTAAGGATTGTCGCGTCGCCACTTTGTTGCGGATCGAAACCAGATGCGGATCGGAGGATACGGATGATTGGCGATATTCTCTTCGACAAGCTCAAGCAGGCCCGCGTTGTAAAGAGCGACTTGGGCCTGAGCGGCTGTCACTTCCATCGGAACAAGGTCTAGAGGATCGGGCTTGAGCGATTCACGTGCCGCTATCTCAACGGCAAGTGCCGTGTCATATTCCGCTTTGGAAACCTTCCTCAGGAAGATGGATAAGTCCTCCTTGACGGTTCCCGACACGGTTCCATACCGAATGTCGGGCTCGCCAGCGGGCAGTGGATAGTGGCTTTCCAGTGCGAAGCCGAAGGTTATGCCGGGAAAAGGATCGACGCCGTTGAACGGTGCACCGGGCGGGCAGTCGCGTTCCAGCTTGGCGAACTGGCGATCAACCGGAGCATAGGTGATGTAGGTCATGATGATGCTCCTCAGACTGGCTGCTCGCGCCACGCGCGCACCTTGAGCGATGTCGAGACGGAAACGGCGGACTGATTGCCCGTGCCGAAGTCTTGCGCGATGGCGTTCACGCCGTCATTCGAGGTGGTGGACCAATATTGAGCGGTAGAGAATGCCTCCGCGCCGCCTGATTGGAACGCCGCAACCGCCGTCTGTCCCGGCACGGATGAGGTGTACGCGGCTCCGGTTGGGACGGAATTGGCATTGGCGCCAGAACTGGTGTTGTTCGCCGTCGCAGTGGGCTTGAGGTTCCGATACCCAAGCTCAAGCTGGTCCTCGGCGGGCACGAACCAGTCGCTATAGCCCGCAATGGTCAGGGCATCGGCCCAACGCGCGGCGGCGTATTTCGCATTTGTCAGAGCTGTCTCGGTGATCGATTTGCCATTGCTACGGTCGCTGAAACCGGGCGAGTTACCATCCGTAGAATACTGCAGGGTGGTCTCGCCAGACGATCGCGGCGCCGCGATTTGGTCGTATGTGACGCCACCGCGCGAAATCTGGCCAACGAACGTTCCGCCACCGAACTGCGACCCCGGCACAGGCCGAAAGAGGGCCGCAGTCGTGGCGTTCACACGCTGCGACAAGACGGTAGCGCTGAGCGCATCGGTATAACCCGCCTGGAACTCATAGGTGTGGGATGTGGAAAGCCCCGAACTGGCGAAGTTCACGACGAATGATGCGCTGGCGCCTGTGAAGCTGAACGTCGCCACAGGCGTGGTGCCGCCCGGCTCATAGGCGCGGACAAAGCGTGTAGCGAGCGGGATGCCGTAGTCGGAATAGAACCCCGTCGTGTCGCCAGAGAACGCCTGAACGACGAACGTGTAACTGCCGCCATTGCCGATGTTGGTCGCGCCCGCAGTCGGAGATGTCATGGTGATGGGCTTGATCGCGGGAACGTCGATCAGCTTAGGCTCATAGCCCGTTCCATCCGTCTTGACCGTCAGCACCTTGCCAGCGTCGGCAGAGTTAACGGCGGGTAAGTTAACGCCAGCGGCTGAATTTGCTGCTGCAGTTGCGCTATTAGCTGCTGCTGTGCGATTGTTTGCGACTTCGGTCCGTGCTTCGCGAATTTCGGGAATTGCTGCCTCGATTTCAGCGACGTTATCCGCCGTCTCATCGCTCAGCGTCTCGACGTAAAGACCGACATCGACAACGGCATTGAGATCAGGCACGAAATTCTGGCGATGACCGCCCTGCGCTAGACCACCTGGATTGTTCGTTGCATCATAAGCATCGCCATTAGCCGCACGAATGCGATCAATAGCTGCCGTTGGTTTTGTCGCCATTATCGAAGTTCCTTGATTTCGAAGGCCATCGAATTGGCAACGCCATCATCAGCCCACATAACTTGTTCTAGAGGATTTAGCTGCCTGTTGCGGCCCATGAAGTTGCGGCGCAGGCCTTGGAAAGCGTCTTCCGGGTCTGGAACGACGAAGATTTCTCCGTGAACGCCTGCTCGCCGAACGATCTCAAGAAAGCGCCCATAAGCCTCGTCATCACGCATCATCTCAAGAGAGAAGCGGAAGATGCGGACGGGCTCGCGCACGTCAAAGAACTCAGCGCCATTCAGCGCCGTCTCAATTGCAGTATCCGTTTCATAGCCAAGACCCGCTCCATAGGCATAATTGATCGTCGGCTGAATAGCCGGGCCGACGAAGACGCGACCAATTTGAAGAAAGTCGTTTTGGTTGGCCGTGTCGAGAATACGAATCCGAATATAACGGGCGGCTCTGAAATTTCTAAGAAGGTGCGTTGAGACCGACGTAAAACCTTCGATGTCTTCAGAAGAATAAGAGCCTAGCCAATAGTTGTCGTTTTCCCATTCAAGATCATCAATGACCCAATCGGCGTCTGAAATGCCGGACCACATATCAGCGATATAAGCATCTTGAATAGATGCAAAATTTGAAACCGTTGAGCTTTCAATAGCAACGCGAGCACTAAAAGAGGCGTTGTGATTGATGAATGCAAGAATGTCGATTTTCTGTGGTTTACCGAAGTCGATGATAAATCGTGTCGCGTCTTCGGTAACGTTCGTCGTTCTGGCGACTTTCGATAGAAGCCGGTTTTGAATGTTAGAGAGCGGCAGCCCCGCCGTCCAAGAACCGCCGCTCAAATTTCCTTGATCGATCCGATTGGGAAAGCCAAGCATGATGTTTTGATTCTCAGCCATGGCTTATCCAAATACGTCAAGCGTTGTGATGCCTGTCCGATAATTTTCGTTGATTCCGATAACAAGAAATTTCTTGCCAGCGCTTAGCCCGAAGCGATTGATGCTCAGGCTAATGACGGAGCCAAGATCAATATTCGAAACGTAGTCTGTCTTGATGGGAATACGGTAGCGGTCTCGTCGCACCTTATAGATGTCAAGGCGACGATTGGCTTCTGCTTGAGCGTCAGCTAAGTTGACAAGCATTGTTTCGAATTCTAGTTCAGGCGCTAGGAGAAACTTGGTTACGACCGTTGCGTCTTCTGCGACTGCCGTTCGCCATTGCTCTTTAGCAAAAGCTTTCTGAGCATCGGTTGTTGAACCTGCAAGATTGACGCCCGTTTGGATCGTGTAGTTATATGCGTATTTGATCGTGACTTTTTTAGCGGGAACGCCACGCCCGTCATCATTCGTCGCTAGGCGTTCGATGCCGTTTCCTTGATCAAGGATGATTGAGCGATCAAATGTCGCAACCGCTTGACCCGTAGGAATGTCCAGTCTAAAGAAACGTAAAACGCCAAGACGGTCTGGAACGCACGTCGCACCAATGCTATCTAGAAGCTGAGAAACGATTGAAAGCGTCTCGTACGTCTCAGCACCAGTCCAGAGGCCAACTTCCGCTGGATTCAAAGCATGAAGAGCCTCTAGATCTGCAACGGAGAAGTCGTCCGTTGTCAGCCCAAAGCCAAGCAAGAGCCGCTGAATAGTGCGTGGAGCCGAACGGGAACCGTCAGCACCTTCAGAAGAATCAACTGTGATGTCACCCTGAGGATTCGCGCCGATACGAAAAAGACCTAACGCCCTAGCCGTGGCGAAACTACCACCAGCAATTGTAGCGGATCTTAATTGTGCTATTGTATCATAATTTGCAGCAAAAGTCAAGGGCACGCCAACGTCACGGACAATAATTCCTGCGTTTATTGCGCCGTCATTGACTTGATAAATGCGATCAAAGCGATTTACAAGAATAGGTGCAAAGTTCAGTGCTTTGCCAAATAGGAAAGGCTTGGGTCGATCTTTGATATCGTCAGCCGTTCCTTCCGCTGTGTTTTGACCGCCTGCCGTTGTTGTTCCAAGATAAAGATTATCCTGAATATTTTTGCGAAGCTCGAAGAGACGATCTTTAATTCGAATAGAGACAGTCGTCCAAGAAAGTTCGACTTGCTCCATTGTACCGATGAACAAAAGCTGCCGAGATGACCACGAAGACATACGGCTTTCAAGGCCATAAATCTTGAGTTCACGACCATCAACGGCGACCTCGTTGAGGTAGTCGAGACCGCCATCCGCATTTGCTAGTTCGATGAAGCCGAATGAAACGTCGCTTTCGCCAGAGGTTGTCCCATTGGCGAAAGCGTACCGCTCATAATTTCCAGGCTGCGTTAACCGCTCCTCGAAATAGATGTTCGCAGGTGTATCTGACGGCAGAGTGTTAAACCCTGCCGTTCCAAAACGTCGCTTTTCAATCGTGTTGGTTCTTAGATCGTATGTGTCGATTTCAACAAGGTAGATCATCGGGAGTTCATCAACTTTGCTGTTTCTGTCTGACTGGCCGCAATCATGTTGCCTTGCTCGATAGCCCCAACGCTCGTGTTGAAGCCGAAAGCCAAAGTTCTGATGACGGTATCAAGGCGTCGCTCTACACCATCCATTCGCGAATTATCATTCGAGCTTGGAAGTGTTCCGGTTCGATTGATATAGTCAAGCATCCCTTGCGTCTTCGTATTGTTCGAAGGCGCTCGTGTGATATGCTCACCGCCTGCCAGTTTGGCCATGACGCTATCGCGATTGTACTGACCATTCATGATTGTTCCGCCCATGGCATAAGCCTTGGGGATAGGACCGCCATTCTGACGGTTGATGCCAATGTATTGGTTGATGACACCATTAACCGCCGCAAGCTGTTCAGCCGGCAAAGCTTGACGCCAAGCCAAGAACTGATCAACGCCATTCGTCAGGCCATAATTGCCGGTATAATTGAGCCCTAGCGACTTGACACCAGCATCGATTAAACGATTGCGCTCAGGGTTAAGGCCAAAGCTGCGATTACCATCGACAAGACCCTGAAGCTTGTTCTGCGCCTCGATTGCCTTTTGCAAGGCCGCAATCGCATCCGCAACATTCTTGACGCCAGTATCAATGCTGATCAGCGAAGAAACCTGGGCCTTAAGCTGGTCAAGCTGCGTCGTTGCCTTTGTGTCCGCCGACTTCAGCGCCGCTTCAACCTCATTGAACGAGGCAAAATAGGCATCCGAAGAGGCGTAATACTCACGCGAAGCGTCGAGATAATCTTGGCTAACACTGACAAGTTCTTCTTGCGCCGTCTTGTCACCGCTCAAGGCCTTGGATTGCGTCTCGCGGAAGATGCGCTGTGCCTCAAGAACCTTCTCCTGACCCGAAAGCGGAGACGTGTCACCGAGACGAAGGCCTGTCAAAAAATCCTTGACTTGCTTCGAAAAGTTTTCAAGATGATTTGAGCTTTCCTCATAAGCGGAACGCAAATCGCCTTCAGCCGATGCACGATCAGAAATCGCCTGAGAAAGCCGCCCGTCAAGGAATGATTTATAAGCTTCGGTTACTTGCTCGGTGGTGATCTTTGCTTCTTCCGTAACCGTCACAAACTCTTTGACAACGCCGCTCAGTTCTGGAAACTTTTTGACTAGCTCATTGAAAGCATCGCCTGTAAGCTCCGCGCCATCGACAACGTTCTGAGCCGCGAGGTTGAACCATTCCGTAACAACCTTCGGATCAACACCGAGAAGGGCTGCATCTGAAAGGCTAGTATCGCGCGATTCAAAGAGATCTTTGATATCGTTGAAATAGCCAACACCCTTCAGATCGTTGATCTGCGCTTCGAACCCTTCCACGAACTCCTTGCTAAGATTGGTAATGGCTTGATTGAGCCGTTCGGAAATCGCCTTAGAAGCTTCTTCCGCCGACCAACCAAGACGCTCAAGAACCGGCTGAAGACCCGCAGCCGTTCCCTTGAAACTGTCAAGGGTGTTCTGCATGTCCGTGGTCGTTTCAGCGCTATAGAGCATCGTCAGCGCATATTCGCCAGCAGCCTTCTTAGCCTTAGCGACTTGCTCAAGACGCATGGCCTCAGTGTCTTTCGACATCTGGTCATATGCGGCAGAAGTCGGAATGCCGATATCGTTAGAGCCAAAAGCGACTTCAACGTCATCAATGAAGCCCTTGACTTGTTCGTCAAGAACCTTAACCTGAGAACGGCCCTTGGCGAATGCGCCTTCAAGCCCTTGTCCGCCCGTCAGATCCTCCAACATATAGGAGAAGCCGTCACGGAACTCGTTGATTTCCGATTGCCACTTGGCGAACATCTTTGTACCAGTGGAAGCAAATTGGGCCGAACTATTGCCCTTGCCCATTTTCCACGCAGCACCGCCCGTCTCCATGAAAGACGAAAGCTGGCTCCACATATCGCCAATCGAAGAGCGCAGGTTTCCAACCCCTTCGCCCGAAAGCGATTGGTCGAATGCCTCATACGCGGGGCGCATTTCCTCCCACTTCTTAGCGGCTTCCTGATGCGCTGCCTTGCGCTGAGCGCGACCGCCCAACACGCCGCCAAGGATGCCGGCTCCAAGACCGATAATGCCACCGACAGGCCCACCGGCCATAAAGCCGCTCAAGCCGCCTGTGAGGGCACCTGAGACAGGAGAGCCGGAAGAATAACCGGAGCCGAAACCTCCAAGTCCCGCAGAGATACCGCCCATAGCAGAAAAGGCCGGATACTGAACTCCGAGAATGGAGCCAGCGCCCGTCATGCCATTCATGCCGCCGAAGAGACCGCCGCCAGAAGTCGAGCCGGTTTTTGCTCCAGAAGTTCCGCCGCGCAAACCAGCCCAAGGATCGGAACCAGCCCAAGGATCGGAACCAGTCGAGCCGCTAGAGACGCCGGCTTGCCCAGTGGCAATCTTCTTCTGAGCGTCGATAACGCCAGAAGAGACGGCTTGCTTAGTGATAGCTTCGCTAGATCCCTTACCCCGAGCGCTTGCAAGTTCAATGTGCCAGTCCTCATTCCCTAGCGGAAAAGCAAGACCGTATTTACCAGCATTATCGTGAACCCACTTCTTTGCATCCACTGAGCCATAACCAAGATCAGCAGCCATGCCGGCGTTATGATTAGATTTACCAGGAGGAGCAACCCACTTACGGGCCGCTGCAACGGAACCGTATTTCTTCAAGGCCGCTTGGAAAAGTTCGCTCTGACGCTCTACGGACCGGAAGCCAGAGTTAATAGAGATTGAAGCCTGCACAGCTTTTGGGGCTGCTTGAAACATAGTTTCAAGTGCACTAGAAAAGCTTTTATTCAGCCCGTTCAGATGCGATTGGCTTTTTCCCGCACCAAGCATCGATTTCAGAAGATTGTCTGAAACGTTTGCTGTTACCGTTGTTGCGAGTTTTTCAGAGATTGCAGCCGAAGAGCTAGAGCCTATTGGGCCTAAAGGCGCTCGTGTAACGGCTCCAACAGGAGCCGTACCATACGTGCTAGCGCTACTCGCGCCGCCGACCGTATTTCCAATGGCGGTTACAACAGAAGCCGCACTATTGGATTGCGAGCCAATTCCTGTTGGCTGACCAGGGTTGAAGAGACCTCCAAAAAGCTTACCAAAGGCTTGGCTTGCAAGCTGATTCGCCAACTTGCTAAACATATTCATCAGACCGCCAAGAGCGGATTCACCGTCTTTGATACTATCCGTTAGTACATCAAAAGCGGATTCACCGAGATCCTTAAAATCAATAAGGGTTTTCTTGCCATCTTCTAACCGTTCGTTGTAACGAAGCTGAGCCGAAATGCGCTTGCCATCAGCAGAATCATAAGCAACGTCGAGATCGCGAAGCTGAGTGCGAATTTGCTGCTCAATATCAGGCAAACCAGCAATACTAGACTTAAAAGCAAGATCACGCTCAAAATTAAGGAGCTGAATCTGTTTAGTCGTCTCACCGATGGCAGCGGCTTGAGTCTTGTAAGTGTCGATTTCGTCTTGAGAAACCACAGAACCCGCGTCAGCCGCAGCTTGCTTTGCCGCAGTAATAAGCTGATATTCAGCACGCAAAGCCGCAACTTCGCCAACGCTTTTCCCAACGAGCGTCAATTCAAACTGCTGTTGCTCGACAGAGCGTTGGCTTGCTTCTATGCGTGTTCGCGTGCTTTCACTAATCGCATAATTAGCGTCGGTAATTGCAAGATTTCGGGCACGCCTAACCCTCTCTTCAAGCTCAGCACCTTGAATGCCTTGAGCCGTCAAAGAAATACGTTCCCGAAGCGCGGCGTTTTCAGCCTTTTGAGCAGGTGTGCGAGCCGTGATTGAAGCTAGATCAACTTGATACGCATCCGTAAGCTGCTTTTGAGCTTTTGTGTGTTCCGTCTTAGCAAGAGCTATCTCGTTCTGGCGAGAAGCTTCAAGAGCCGCCAAACCGCCAGGATCACCCTGAGTTGCACGATACCTTTTGATCTCTTCATCACGGCGCTGGTTGATTTCTGCGATGGTAGAATCAAGCTGACTCAGCGAAGCGTTCTGCAATTCATTTGCAGTTCTTGCTTGTTCCGCAATAGCCTCGCGCCCCAATTCAGTTATTGCGGCGTTATAACCCGCAATCTGCTTTGGATTGATTGGCCCTTGCATTCCTTCATTAGCATCAATGAACTTGCGGTAAGATTCTGTAAGTTGTTCATATGCAGTTTTGGTTTGCGGAATAAGAGCATAAAAAGTGGAGAAGCGGCTAGTAGCCTCTTCAGCCCGCGCCGCCATCATTTGAAATTCAGCACTCATGGTATTTGACGCAACACCAAGAGACTTTAACTGAGTTTCAGTGCTTGCCGCCCCACTTGTCATTCGAAGAAAGCCAGTAATGGCTTGCTTCATAGGTTCTGTCGTTCCAACTTGATTATAAAGTGCTTGCGCTTCCTCGCGGTAAGAAGTAACTTCAACTTTACCATTTCGAAGATCGGAAGAAAATTTATCGACAAAAGTTTGAATAGGCGCAAAGAGGGATGCACCAGAAATTTGGGTCGCACCGAGCCCGTCCCGCTTGATCTGTTCAAGCTGGCCTTGTAGAATTCGGTTTAGATCTTTTGTGTTGACATCAAGGTCAACGTTGATCGCGTCTCGACTTTCGGTTTTGAGAGCCTTAACGCGATCAGTCACTTCGTTATACTGAGCGGCTACGCGTTTAAGGATTTCTTCATGATCTTTGACCGTTTTTGTCGCATCAGGGAAACTTTTTGTAACCAAAGAAGTTAGAGCGGCGATGCCTGCTGAGGCAGCAATAGCCGTAAGGCCAATAGGGCCAATGGCAGCAGCGGCAGAAGCTGCGTAACCCTTAAGAGCGGAGAGAGACCCCTTTAGTCCCGCAGGCCCTTCTTCAAGGGCTCCGTAAATCTGACCTGCCTGCGAGGCAAACGCCTGCATGGGAGAAGCACCCATGGCAAGCATCGTGATAAGATCATTGCCTTGGCGAGAAAAGTTAAGAAGCTGATTAGATGTCAATGCAGTCGATTTATTAACCGCAGACATTGCTCCATCAAGCTTGTTCAACGCATTCATTTGCGTTGTTGCCATTACAGAAGCTCGTTGACGGGCATCAGCAGCTTCAAAAGCTGAAAGAGCGCCTGCCTTTTCAGCAACTGCAATTTCAGCTAGCTGAGCTTTATATTTGTCACCAATCGCAAAAAGCGGATTCCACTTAGCCCGCATTTCGTTAAGATCGGGGCCAGTAGGCGCTTTTGGGGCTGGAGTCTTTGCAAGCTTATCTAGCTGGTCCTGAAGAGAAGCCACTTGCTTCTCAAGCCTGACCATACTAAGACGATATTTTTCGATCTCAGGATTTGCCTGAGAAAACGGCTTGCTGAGAGAACCAGCCGTTGCCTGCGCTGCGGCATTGATCTTTTCAAGAAGATCCTCAATTTTCCCGAGGCTTACAGACGCGGTTGAACCCGCGCTTTTAGCATCTTTTTCAAGATTATTAAGGGCTTTATTTGCCGAATCCGCATTGACGGAAATCTCTAGTTTAAGGTCGCCAGTGGTATTCGACATTTAAAATCCTAAATCATTGGCAGCGATCCAACGCTCGGAGAAGCGAGGTCTGCTTTTCGACAAACTGATTGATTGCTTGACTCAAGCGTTCCTGCTCATAAGCAAGCTCTTGAGAAAGGTGTTTATCTTGATCAAGAAGGATGGTATTGAAAAGATCAAAAGGGATCGTATTCAAGCCTTCGTTGATTCCGATAAGGGCATTATTAGCCTCTGCGGCAGGCCCCATAATTTGACGGCAAGCCTCTGGATCAGAAGCGCTCGCGGGCGTAGCCATCGCAAGGCAAAGAAAAAGGGCGGCACCTGTCTTCATCATCGTGATCTCCTATGGATCGGTTTCGATGAAAAGCAGATAGCCGCCCTTTTGATGGATGTCAAGCGACTAATCGCTTTTCTTTAAATCCGCTTTCTTGACCTTCTTAATGCCCTTGGGCATGTTCGCAAGAACTGCCTTGACAGAATTAGACGAAAGTGGTTTCTTAGGCTCTTCCCATTTCACGCCATGTAAGGCCGCTTGGAATTTGTTCATCTCGTCATAGCGCTTGTTCGCCGCCTCAGCGGCCAACTCGACATGAGGCATGGGAAGACGCTCAATGTCTTTAAACCGCCAAGCGGGCAAGGCTTGAACCATGGCTTGCAGCCATTCTACAAGCCATTCATCAACCGTTAATCTTGGTTCGCTTTTGCCTTTTTTGTCGTAGGGCGGGTCTCGGCTTCTTTTTCCTCCACGACGTTATCCGGGTGGCGTCCGCCGTTGTTGACCATCAGAACGAACTGCATTGCAGGAAGCACGAGGTTCTGTGGGCCGGTCTTGAAAATCTTGTCTTCGAGGCTATCTGCATCCTTGCGGGAAAGACCAGCGCGAAGGATCGTCTGAATGCTATCGGTGTTCACGTCCTGAAGGGCGGCATAGGCCCGCGCCATGCCGCCGAAAGCTGCGTTGATATCACGCATAGCCTTTGCGGAGGCAATCAATTCATAGGGCTTGCCATCAAGCTCGATGTCGATGATGCCGTCAGTATAGGAAGTGCTCTCAGCCATATCGGGTTCTTTCTTTGCCGGGTTATCGGGAGTAGGCGAAGCTGACCCGACACCAGCCCCGCCCGCCTGCGCGCGCAGGATAAGTTGAACTTCTTTATACCACAGAAAGTTCAAAAAGTCAAGTGTTAATCGGCCTCGATTTCATAGATGGCCGAGTTAATACCAAGATTAAACGTGGTCCGAATGACGTTATCGACCGAACCGACCGCAGTACGCTGCGACATGATCTTGACTCGCATGTAATAGACGGTCGGATCACCAGCATCCGTCAAACGATCGTCAAGGGTGATGCGAAGGTTGTAGTCGAGCGGCGACTTCTCCGCTTCGCGAAGCTTGTCCTGCCCCTCATCATCGGGGAGACGAGCACAAACGAGAGCGATCGTGCCAGCGTCACGAGAGCCCTTGGCCTTACGAACGCGCGAATCCTTAAGCGCGGTAAAGGTCACGGCAGTGGCTTCGTCACCGAACTCGCCAACGTCCTCAACCAACTCGACTTCGGTATAGGTGTCGCCAGCAAACGCCGTCAGAATGGCGCTGTCGCTCAGCTTAAGGTCGATATCAAGCGTGGTGCCGATTGCTACGGAAGTGCCAGCGGCGGTATAGAAATTCTCGGCCATAGGGATCTTTTCTCCAATAAATGGCGGTAGTTGAAAAACCCACTATGGGGCGTTAAGCGGCAAGAGCCGCATTCTCAGAAACCAGGAAATTGACAGTGACCATTCGGCCCACAATCGTCTGGTCGTCAGTCGGTGCCGACATGGGACCGAAAGCCTTCGTTCGCACGAGATTCCAGCCAGACGGCATTTGAAACGCGCGGGGATTGGTGCGATGAAAAAGGTTGCCGAGCAAAAAGCCTAGCTTTTCGACTTTGCGATAGTTCTCGGCCGTATCGTTTTGACCGTAGATCGCTATGTCGTACGTGACTTCGCGACGCTGCCTCTTGAGAAAATCGTCATCAATACCACCGCCGACCATTGGGGAAATCATGATGATGGGATAAGTCGCATCCGAAGGAGCGGGGCGGCGAGTAAAGACGGGCTTACTGCCTTTATAGTTCGTCAGAAGGCTTGTGATGTCCATTACTGATAAGATACGGGTTCGGATGCTCGCAGAGAGATCGATCATTTAAGCGCCTTCGTTAGTTCGGCTCGCACGATGGCTTCGATCTCGGCTTTCTTGTTCTGGAGAGCAGGTCGCATGTACGGACGCGCCTCCATCTTCTCTGTGCCGAACTCAAGGGCTGCGCCGTACTCGGCTTTTGAGTCAACGTATCCAGTCAAGCCGTTGTCGCTAAATGATAGATCGATTTGCCGAACAGCTTCACCAGTATCTGAAGCGAAAGGCTCTCCTGGAGCCGAAGACTGATGATTGCCATAGACGCGGCCTGACTTAGAGGTGTTCTCAATCAGCGAGACGACCTCTTGACGAAGCAAAAGGGTTCCGTCTTTAATGCCTTTTTGTGCGCCTTGTAGCAGCTTCTCAGGAACGTTCGTGAAACCGCCAACCGTTGCCTTAGCCATTGTCCACCTGAGAGACTTGACATTCATACGTCGCAGTGGCAGGATCGGTGTTGGTCAAGCGCGCAAGGTTGAAGGTCTTTCCGCTGATCCTCACCACGTCTTCAGCACGAGGCTGAAAGGAAGGACGGGAGAGGCCGGCGATGATTGTTAGCTTGCTATCGCTTTCAGGAATTCCGGCCTGCGCTCGGATGAACGCGCTATAGTCCTCAAGGAAGCCTTCGATTGCGAAAACGCTTGACGCCGAAGGTACGGGATCTCCGTATTCATCCACACCGCTAGAGCCTCGACGCTCAACGGTGCCTTTCAGCAACTTGCCTTTGAAGCCCGAAGCAATCGCTTTGGCTAGCTGGACCTCAAGAAAGCTCGCCATTTTTATCCCAACGCTATACGGATTTTCAAAAAGTGGAGAAAAGTGTATTCCGCTAAGTGCTTGTGATTCTTAGCTTTTTCCTGTTTCTCTCTTACTATTATACACTTTTTATCCTCTTTTCTAAAAGTATATAAAAAGAAGAAGATAGAGAGAAGAGATAGTATATAGATAGTTTTCAATTTTAGCTGCAAAAGTGTATTTTTCTGGCGGCTGAAACGCTGAAACCCCTACGCAGCAAGGGTTTCAGAAATACACTTTTTAATCAGCTTCGATTTCCCCGTCTTCATAGGACAGCTTGATAAGCTCAGCTTCGTCCTCATCGCGGGTCGAATCGCCAACCTTGTTGCCGTTTTCGTCCTCGACGTGAAGCCAACCAGCCTTGCCCTTTACGATCGTGCCGACACGCTTGGATGCTTCAGGCTCGGGAGCCTCTTCAATTGGCTCTTCTGCCTCTTCAGGAAACTCACTGTCGGTTTCGGCCGCAGAAGGCTCAGGAGCGTCATTTTCTACCTCAGGGGTATCCTTGCCGCCTTCAACCCCTTCAACGCGCTCTACGGTGCCTTCATGGCCCGCAGAATCGATATCAGCAGTCGTGATGTATCTCGTTTCGTAAAGAAGACGCAAACGACGGGGTTCAACCCCTTCCTTATCGAAAGGTGTTCCCGGCTCTAGCGTCTCGCCATTTGCCGGGAAAGCGCGGGCGACGACAAACTCGCCATCCGCAACGTCTTTCCATTCGCCCAAGAAATATTTGCTCTGAGCCATTGACTTATCCTTCTTGGGCGTTTAGATTAGGCGACGATGTTGGAGAAGTAAGCGCCCATGTCAGCCGCAACCACTTCCTGCGAGTACGCAGCTTCGGCCTCGATACGGTCCGCACGACGAACGTCGATACGCATCTTCGAAATCCGAGCGCCACCGGCACCGTTGCCAAGGTACGAAGACCAGACGAACGTGTAGCCAGCCGAAGGCGTCATCAGGCCAGGAGCGTTAGGCGCGTAGACCAGAAGCGCATTCTTGCCGACGAAGAACTGGTTGTTCTCGGTCGCACCGTCTTCTGCCGTGTTAAGGGTAGCGCCAGCAACGAGGTACTCGTCAACGCCGAACACGCGAGCAAGAGCCGAATCCTCGACCATCGAAGGCGAGGCGTTGGTGCCGCCGTACTTGACGCGATCAACGATATCGGGATGGTTCTTGAGAACGTAATCGACATCAATACCGACAACGAGCTTGTTCGGACGCTGGCCCGTCAAGAGAAGCTGACGGATAATCGCCTTCTGGATATCCGCGATCGGATCGGAAGCGGTATAGTCACTCCACTGCACGCGCTGGTTGCCAGTGGCACCCGAAGCAACGCCCGTGTAGTCAGTGCCCCAGACGCCCGTCTTGAAGTAGGCGCTGACGAAATTCGCCTCCTTATTGATAAGGTACTGACCCGTCAGGTAACGAGTGGTGTCCGAATCAAGAGCGAAAGCCGAAGAGGCATTGGCGCGGGTCTGGTCGCCGATATCGACATGGAGAGCCCAAACGGACGCGAAGTAGTTCTTACGCGACACGTTCAGGTCGGTGCCCTGGGACTCGGTCCCATCAGCACGCTTCTTCATGTTGTTGCGGTTCCAATCCTCACGGTTCCACACCCAATACTGACCGCCCTGAACGGCGACCGGCACGCGCGGGAAAACGCGATCGGCAATGAAGTTACGCGCGTCCTGAGCGTAACCGACCGAAATATTCGTTAGAGGGGCGCTGACATAAACGTCGCCCTGTGTGATAGGCATATCTGTTTATCCTTTTAGGGCGATTAAGCGCCGGTCTTCGTGAAGAAGATTTCCATAAGCTGACCATTGACGCCAGCGGTTGCAGCGGTGCCGAGAACGTTGGTAGAACCGGCAACGGCAAGGCCGTTAGCATCGGTCGTCACCTTCGCGCCGATAGCAATGGTGCCGCCCGCGCGAACGCGAAGCTTGCCAGCAATACCGACAGCGCCCGGCTGGCCAGTGAAAGGCTTCGCCGACAACACGCCGATAACCTCGCCCGTGCCGTCCGCACGAAGCATACCTTCGGCAGTCGTGCCGTGCTTAACAAACTTGAAGAAATCATTACGCATGTCCGCCTCGGCGACCATGGTAACTAGAGAACGATTGTCGTATGTAGCGCCCATGAGTAAGGTCCTTTACGCCTTGGGGGTTTCGATGGACTCGTAAAGGTCCGGGTTCTCGGCAATGGCCGTCTCGTAAGCCTTGGCGACCGAAACGCTATCGCGCTTGGCGATCTCTTCGGCCTTCTTCTGAAGCTGATCTTCAGCGGAGCCCTCGGCGACTTCCTTCGTGCCGTTCTTGCCGACCGACGTAAACGCCTTGGCAAGTGAGCTATTCGCGGCCTTGAGCATCTGGTCAAAGACGGTCTTGTCTTCAGCAGTCAGGGTATCGGACGCCTTCAGGATGCGGGCCTTGGCCAGACGATCACCGGGGAGCGCGGCAAGCTCGTCATCGGCGCGCTTGGCAAGAACCTGGATCTCGGCTTCGCCGCGAGCCTTGGCAACGTCTTCCTGCATCTTGGCGATCTCGACGGACTGAGCCTTAAGAATGGCGAACATGCCATCGCCAACAGCCGACTTCTGAATGGTCTGGCCGTGAAGCTCAAGCGTCTCATCGTTCTTCTTGACCGCAGAAGCCTTGGCTTCCTGATCGGCGGGCGACAGCGACATGAACTTGGCCTTGCCAGCGTCGTCCAGTGACTTCATATAGGTCTTAGCGGCGTCGCTCATCTTGGCGACCGACTCAGACTTAGCAAGCTCTGCCTTCGTATCGTCTAGGGACTTCTGGAGGGTTTCGAGGCTCTTGCTGAGTTCCTCGACGGTCTTGTTATCAGCCATTTCATTTCCTTCAAGGTTGGCTGGGGGAGAGCCGGAGGAACCGGCAGCAAAGTCAACGAGAGCCTTGGTTAGCTCTTCCTCGACATCGGGCATCTTTTCGCGGACAGCGGAAAGAAAGGCATTGACACTTGTCTCAATCTTCGACATGCGATTAGCAGCCGAGAGAGACGTATCTGAAGCGATCGAACCTAGTGATGCCTGCAAGGCATCAAAAACTGGATAGAGGGCTTCGCGAGCTTCATAAAGCTTTTTGCGATTCTCATTCTCAGTCAGAATTTCATCAAAGCTTTTTGCGGAAGCCTTCGAATCAGAATAAGCATCATAGTAATACTTAGTCAGCTTTTCAGCGTGGCCATCATGGCGCTTCATGATCGTCATCTTCGCGCCAACCTGAGCGGGCCGGTCTACGGCAGAGATTTCCTTAAGCGTTAGCTCGCGGATGATGTTTCGCTTCATTCGGAAGCCTCCTTCATGGCGCTACCGCCGATGCTAAAGCCCGTATAGGAGCCATCTCGAAACTTGGCCATGATCTCTTCGCTATCGGGCTTGTAAGCAACCATGAGGCCTGTGGTCGTTCCTTCGACGCCCATTGCCTTGGCAATGTCAGTCGTCATCGGCCATGCAAAAACGACAGAGCCCGTCTTTACAGGATTTCCATCCTTGTCCCAAACGTGCATATCAGCACCGATACGCTCAGAGCCCATGAACTCGGAAGCGGCCTTGAGCATTACGTCCTCAGGGATATGATCTCCCTGCGTATCGTAATGATCCTCGCCGTTTTCCTTGCAGACGATAGCCCAACCGAAAGCAAGACCAAGAGATTCATCCACTTTCGCGATCTTAGAGGCAGTCGTGATAGCTTCAGACATTCATACTCTCTTCTATGGCTTTCATTCGCCGCTGAGCGTCGCGGTAAACGGCGTTGATGATTTCCTGCATAATGATGCCTGCCGCCCCATTCGTGCATCCGCCGATGACGGCGACCCTTTGAAAGGTAAAACTTTTCATGGGGCTGGACTAGATTGGATAAATTCTATTCTGCAAACAGAAGACGAAGATTGTCAGATTTGGCCATTCGCTAAGAATGATAACGGATATGCCAGAATAACAATAGAAGGTAAACAGCTTCTTGTTCATCGCATTGTTTGCGAAAAAGTTAATGGCCCTTCAACAAAAGAGAAACCTTTAGCTTTACATTCCTGCGGCAACGGACATCTAGGTTGTGCTAGCCCTAAACATTTGCGGTGGGGTGATCATCAGCAAAACGCAAAAGATGCTGAAAGTCACGGCATACATCAAAAAGGATCTCGAAACAACCAAGCAAAGTTAACTCAAGATCAAGTAGAAGAAATCAGAAAGAAATCATCCGAAGGCATAAAAGATCAAGAACTAGCTGATCAATTTTCTGTTCATAGGGTAACGATTAATCGAATAAAAAATAGAAAAATCTGGAACGATTAATCAGGTAATTTTAGCCGCATAGTGCAAACGCAACGGCACTGCACCAACTCGGACGCCGGGGCTCCAAGGCTCCGGTCTCCTGGGTTCTTGAGGCGCGCGCCAGTCAAAGGCGAGATGAACGGGGTATCGAGGCCCTGAACCGTCTTGCCGTCCAAGCCGCCGTGCTTGTGCGAGCGACGGGTGCGCTTGTCTTTCGTGGAGACCCAAGTCTTTGTAACGGCATCCTCAGTCAAGCCAGTGGCTTCAAGGTTTTGCCGCATAGCCTCAGCGCGACCCTGATTGACAGACTCGCTGGATTCCGTGCGCGCGATCGTCTCGGCGCGATAGGCAATCATCTTAGCGCGATAACGATCTGTCATCGTCTGGATCTGCGCTTCGGTTAGAGGCTTCTTCTTGGCGTTCGCAACGGTGCGATCAAAGCGCTTGTCCCGTAGCTCGCGGTTCAAAGCCTCGGAAGAACCTTCACGAAGCAAATTCTCATAGCGCTTGACAGATGCAAGCTGCTTCTCTGTCAAGCCGATATTCTGCTTGATTTCCTGAGCGGTCTTTCGCGTTCCAAAGCCGCCGTTCTGTGCGTCAACGAGCGTCTGATTGATGACGGCTCGGCTGGAATCGGAAACTTCCTTGATCAATCGACCGGCCTGCGTCTGAGCGATAGCCGCTGCACGAGGATTGCCGGGATTGAAGCTAAGGGCAATGGTTGGCGTTTCGCTGTTGAAGGCCTGCCGCGCAAAGCGCATGACCTGAGCGCCCGTTAGCTCCACTTCGAACTTGCCAGAGGCAATAAGCGCGTCATAGACGACGCCTTCGAAGGTCTTGAGAAACTGGTCCATAAAGGACGGGATCTCGGCTTGTTTGCCAGCTTCCAGGAGGCGAAGGATTTCCTTTAGCGTCTCGTTTGACGAAGCCTTTTCGACGTAGGCCAAAAAGGTCTTAAGAAAATTCTTGCGGATGCCGTTGACAAGCGCTTTGATTGCGTCTACATCCTCTTCTCGTCCCTTTTGGATGGTGGAGAAGTGATACATGGAAAATTCTTATCTTTGTTTCGAAGGTATTGAGTTCTTTATAATTGATGGGAGACTAACAATTGATATTCACGAAGGTCTTGCAGAAGACGAGAGTTTTGAACTTGATGAAGAGGAAATAAAAATTTTTGCTAATTGGATTAGATCCCTGCCCAATATCCCCACGGCTGAGACGCCTGAGAGCACTGATTAACACCGCTCACAAAGGCCCCGCCAGCACCGCCTAGCGATTCGTTGGCGCTTGAACCAAGATACTTCCCCACGAGTTCCATGACTCTTGTGGGGAAGCGCTGTGCAGTCTCGAAAGACTTAAAGTATTCGACCTCTGCGGACCCTGCCTTCAGTCGTTTGGTCGTGGAAGAAGTGTTAGCGTTCGAAAGAGCAGAAGTTTCGCCCCCTGCAAATAGCGCGGCGAGTTCGATAGAGCCATTAATGATGCCCTCGACAGTTGAACGCTTCTGAAACGTGTCAAAGTCAGGCTTCCAATTCTGCCTGTCCAAGACACGAGCGGATTCTACAAGATAGATCGCTTTTTGGTCAGGGGTGGCAGCACTCCATACATCGTTAGAAATCGACGCCGCGAGGTAGGCATCTGCAGTTTCGACATCAGCATAGGTCGTATACTCAGTGTCGTTAATCGTTACAGATGCCATTTAAACCTCTAGTCTGTTGTATTATAATCTATTTCAAGATGAAAGTCAAGCTTTATTTTTAGGCAATTGGCTCTGCCGCGTAAAGATGTACTTTAACGCCGTTTGCCGACCCCGGCCCGCCAAGTAGATTGTACCCGCTCAAAGAGGTAATCAGGCCGTTGACGCCAGAAACAACGGCCGATACCGTTCCAATAAGACCGCTGTTCAATTGCTGCATAACCGGAAGGTTTCGCATACGATCAGCATATACCGTTACAGAGGTCGTTGAAATACTGGTAATAATGACGTTAACTCGGTTCTGCCCTGCCGTTTCTTGAACCATGTGTGTCACAATTGGTATCATTGTAAAAGGTTCAGCGAAATCCCACTTAGCCGTCCCATCTGCACCGATCGTAATCATCGCCCGCTTTACACGAGCTTTATGCGTGTGGTCTTCTCGCGCGAACTTGGTTGAAGTTCCGGTCTGTTGAACGAGGTCTGTTGCGGGAGGAGAGACGGTAGCAGCGGCGGGAATTTTGCCTTCAACCGTACTAAGTGCTGTTTTAGAAGCAAGGCCTGATACATCTGGAATGCTCAGGCCGTCAATTCGTGTCGAGAGGCTAGAGACAGAAGCGTTCGTAGCCAAGCCTGCAATCGATGGGATTTTAGCCTCAACAGTTGACAAAGCTGTCTTTGTGGCTAGTCCACTTACGTCGGGAACCGTAATGGCATTTACACGATCGTTAACGGCCGTGAGGGCGCTTGTCGTTGCCAGCCCTGAGATAGACGGGATCTTGCCTTCGACCGTCGAGAGCGCCGTCTTTGTGGCCAAGCCTGATACGTCTGGAATGGAGATTCCATTGACTTGGCTTTGGACTGCTGATAGTGCGTTTTGGATGGCCGGATAGCCATCCGCTGCCGCTTGCATTGTGGCAAGTTTGGATGTTAGATCGGCGATAGCCTGTGGATCGCCCGACAGACTTTGAATCTGCATCTGCAAGACACTGATGCGATCCAGCATAGCCTTTTGGCTAGGAGAGACGCGCAGCATCACCAGACCGCCAACAGATAAGGTGAATTGTCTTGAGCGGCCTGAATCTCATAAGCGCGCTCAGGCTTGAAGTCGGGGGAGAAACTATCGCCATAGCTCGGAAGGCGAGTGCCAGTCGAAGTCTCGCCCATAGCCCTGATTCGGATCTCGTTTTGAGAAGCGTTCTGGACGAGAAAGCCATGTCGATTCATGTCTGTATCGAGGAGCGGCATCCAAGCAATGTCTGCTGTCTCATCCGACATTTCAAGCTGTTGATCTGTGACTGTAGGATTAGAGGGCAGCGACGTGCCGCCCTCTAGACGTTCATACCTCAATTTTTCCCAAGAAGGCATTTTATCCCCGAATTTTTAGTTGGGCTTGTGTCGGGGTTTAGTCTTAGAAGATCGTGATGCCATACTGAGTCTGCCAGTAGTCCCGCAGAGCGCCGACATCAGTCGAGGTCTTAATGCCGGTAGACATAACATCTTCGATCCAGCCAGCACCGTCCGAAAGAGCCGAGCCGCTGATGAAGTTAGAAGTTGCGGTTCCACCGTTAAGGCTGGTCGTCGCCGGGACTGTTAGAGACGTTGTCGAGTTGACATAGAAGGTCAAAGTCTTCGTAGAGGCATCATAGGTCATAACAACCATGATGTAGCCAGAAGTTGGCAGAGTCGCCGTCAGGTTGATAGAGGGGCCAGTCGAGCCGTCTGCCGTAGCGATACGGATCTGGTTGTTATTGACAACATAACGAACCTGAATGCCTGGGTTAGAAGCAACGTTGGCACCAGCACCGAACAGCACTGGAACCGCGCCAGCCGTCCAAACACTAGGAGCCTTCAGCAGGAGGGCGTAAGACCACGACTTATTGAGGCTCAGGGTCTTGAGGAAGTCGGTCGAAACGGTCTGAATGCTATCGCCGCCATCGTTGCGGAAATAAGCGGGAACGCCGCCAGAGGCCGCAACAAATGTCGGATCATCCGTACCCGTAGAGGTAGACGAGCCGAGGAATGCATCATAAGCGGTCTGCGTAGAACTATCCGCCGGTGCCGCAATCTGGTTCTGAAGCGTCTGGCCGTTATTGACCGAGGCCTTGCGGTTGAAGAGCGGGTTAGACCAAACAGAAGAGATGTTGGCCGTTGCCGCGTTGACGGTTAGAGTATGCGTGAAGTCGGTGACGTTCGGCGTTGTAGCCGCATCGGTTGCCCGAAGGTTCGCGATGTTCGTGCCGGCCGTCGTGGTTGCAGGGAAGGTCAGGGTCGCCGTCGTGGAAGGAACGGTCGCCTGTGTCAGAGTGAAGTTGGCCGTCTGATCTCCGGTACGCTTGGAGAAGGTAACCGGCTCGTTGGCCGTCAACGTCGTGGTATAGGCCGTGTTGTTCGCCGTCGTGCCAGTCGCCGGGCTCGTGATGACCGGAGGCGTCGTGTCAGACGCTGCATTGACAGTCGGCGTAACCTTGCCGTGACGCACAGGCAGAGGAACCGTCTGGTTGTCGCGGATCATGTTCTGCCAGACGATCGTGCCAAGCGTCCCATAGCCGAACTCGGCGACTTCCGTTGCACCATTCGCGGGCGTGCTGGCAAGCGTTGCCGTCACATGAGTTGCATCCGTCACGGCGATATTCGACAGAGCAATTGCCGTGCCGTTGGCTGTGTAGCGAAGGCCTTCATTCGCACTTGCAGGAGTAAGCGCCGTGCCGCCATCATGAGCGAACTCAAAGACGACCGTCGTGCCGTTACGCGCAGCCGCAATAAGACGCGGACCATCGACGCCACCGGATACAGTGTAGCCATAGGTCTTGGCGATCTTGCGAGCAAAACGAATTGCCAGCGTGTCATAACCGGCATCGACGGAGTGTGCTCCGCCATCGCCCGGCTGATCGTACATTTCCGGTAGAATCGTGCAGAAGCTAGGATTCGCCGCTGCATAAACCGGATCGAAATCGCGGATCTTCTCGATACCCGCGATGTAGTTGGCCGTTAGCGCGGAGTAATCCACGTCGCGGCGGTTCATGGGCGCGAGGAAGATCCTCAGCCCCGGAACCTTGGCGCGCATGGTTGCGAACAGGAGCGCGCGAGCATTGAAGTAGCGTGTCGCCTGTGCATCGCTGGCACCGATGAAGAAAGCATCGCCTTCGCCCTGGTTCCAGATCGTGAAGTCTACGCGGCGACCGGCAGCAACTGCTGCATCGACGGCAGCGGACCACTTGTCATAGCGCGGACCAGGGGTTCCCGGCGTCTCGTTCCACCAATAATAAGTTTCGCGAGCGGGCTTATTGACATCGAGAAGGGCAGACCCTTCGGTCGCGCCATTGCCGAACGTATAAGAAACGGCCGCCGGCGAATTGTCGTTAAGCGCCGACTGGAATTCCATACGGCTATTGGTATAGAAATATTCCTGATTGCTCTGACCAGCGGAGAGGCCAAAGAAGCGATTGGCCTGAAGTGAAAGCGAACGCTTGATAATGCTAGGACCAGCGACGTAATCGACAGGAAGCATAGCCTCGCGAACACGATACTTATCCACACCAGTCGCGAGCGAACCGGGAAGGATGTTCTCTGCATAAAGGACGTTGGCCGTATCAGTGTAATTGATCGTGACGTTGGCCGTCTGCGTAACGGTCGAGCCCGTAAAGGCATAGCCACTGGACAGGTTGTTCGAAGCCGTACCCGTAACGCCGTTCGTCAGGTTGATGAAAGGCTTCGTCTGCGTGATCTGAGCATCGACCGGATCGTGCGGAACAGCCGACCAGAGAACGAGGTTGTTCGCAATCGTCGCAGAGATGCCAGGGCCGCTATTGGCGTTGACACCGATGCCGTTCGCCTGACTATTGCGAATCGCGTTATCGGAGATCGTGAGGCTGCGAATGCCCTTGAGGTCTTCGTCCTTGACAAAGATACCCTGAGGCGTATCCTTGCCACCACCATCGAGGAAGTTGCGGAGAACGGAGATATTATCCCAGCCTGTTGCCGAACCGCTTGTCGCGATCTGAATCAGGTCGTCATGATTGCCGCTATCGGTCGAATCGTTGTTGATAGAACCGAGAAGATCAGAGATATCGTTGCCCGTGACCGTCAGGCCGTTGCCACCGCCGATAAACTGCATCCCGTCGAACTGCGAGCGGCGAATGTTGTTGTTCGAGTAGGTGTTGTTGTCCTGACCATCACCAGTTGCCTGGAGCCAGAAGCCATAGCCATCAGTCGAATTACCGGAAACGACGCAGTTCTTCGGACTGACGAAGCGAATGCCCATGTCGCCCTTGGTGATGCTGTCTGGGTTCGTATCGCCGGGCCAACGCGCCGTTGCACGTCCCTTGAAGATACAATTGATGACCTTGACGGTATCAGGAGCATTCAGATGGATATTCGGCACGAACTGCTGACGAGCCGTGTAGTTGAGCGCGGTACGATCAAACTTGATATTCTCGAATGTGACGTTCTTCCAGCCCGAAAGAATGCCACCACCAGAACCAGCCTTGGCAACGATATCGATCGTCGCAGGGACCAACGGATCATCGGAAACGATCTTGAGTTCGCTTGCCGGCGCAAGGTTTTCTACAGCGATCGAATAAGGCGAACCACTGGAGGCAAGGCGAAGCACCTGACCACCCGTCGCAGTCGCAAGAGCCGACACAAGCGCGGCCTGCGTCGAGATCAGCGGGCTCGGATTGACAGGCAGATTGCTATCAGTCACAACGAACGGAGCCGACTGAATCGCGCCGCCAACCGTGATCGCCTGACCAACGGTCGGAGCCGTGTCGAACACGTAATTCCACTGACCCGATGCATTTGCCGTGACAGTCGTCACAAGACTGCCGCTCAGGTAGATGGGAACCTTGGCATTCGGGCCTGACTTGCCCGAAACGGTCTTGGACGACATGGAGAAGGCGCTCACATAGGCATACCTATGATTGTTTGTCGCCAAGCGCTCGAACTTATCAGAAGACGGCATGGATGGTTCCTTAAATGAGGGTATCGAGTTCGGTTGTTTCGGGAGCGGCGGGAACGCCCATCATGCCCCGAACGTAATCAATGGCTTCGTCGTCAGGCTGAAGGCCAGCACGAGCAAGTTCGGCGAGGGTTGTACTGACTTCTTGCGCAGTCGTCTTCGCAACATCTTCAATGCTAAAAGAAGGCTTCATATCGTCCGGGAAGCCGTTCAACTCCCACAAAGGTCCGATGTAGTCCTTATCGAATGCGCTTCGCATGTCAGATAGTGTGCTTGCAACGCTAGAATGGAGATTGTCCGTCTTATCTTTCGAAAGTGCTTGAGAAGAAGCGGACTGTCCCAAAATCAAGCCTTCTGTATTGAAGACACGAGCAATTTCCATGTTAAGTCGTTCAATGGCTTTCGCCATGTCGGAAAGACCAGTGGCGCCGCCTTGAAGAAGCTCAACACCCCACTGAGGAACGGAAGAAACTGATTGACCTGTCTCGGACTGCGAAGTAAAAGTGGCGCTGTCGAAGACTGCGCCTGTATCGCTGCCTTTTAGTTGCAACCTAACAAAATTCTCAATATTTCCAAGGTGGCTTTGAGCTAAAGCCTGACGGTCAGGATCATCACCAGCCCAATCAGCCAAGGCTCCGTAAGGAGCACGCCCAATTGGCGTTCCTCGAAGGTCACGCTCATATCCACGCTGCTCAAGTTGCTGAAAAGTCTTTAGACGCTCAGCAGACTCAACGACGTGACGCATGAGGCCAAGACCCTCAGGCGAATCAGTCAGAAGATCATCCGTCAGAAGAATGACTTTGGCGCGAGGCAAGTAAAACTCTTCCGAGGTGTTCGGATCTCGCTGAACAAAACCTTGAACATCGCCTCTATCATCAATATCCCACTGAGTGATAGAGCCTGGAGCGCGTGTCTCGATGGTTCGGAACGTAACCAACCCATCAGATTCTTTTTGAGCGGTCCATTCGGAAAGAGACACACCGCTGAACTTAAAACCGGAAGCTCTGCGAATCACCCTTTCCCAAGAGGTATCCAGGCTTTCCATTGTGCGATACACAAAGTCTGCATACTCCTGAGCGGCAGGAGTATCATCGACAGGATCGACTTTCCATTTCGGCTTAGTCAATAAACCCGTGTAAAAACGAATGCTGGCTCCAACGATAGCGATGTTACTCGCGTATTCGCTGTAAGACTTGAACTTCTCTTGACCATGGAGCTTTGGGTTCCGTTCAGGACTTGAAAGGAACCCGCCATAAGTTTGAATGTTCGCTCGCCCCATCTCTTTTGTCGGAGCAACGGCTTTACGCTCAGCGCCCGTTAGGCCGAACCAAGAAAAGGGGTTGATGGAGGCCATTATTTGTCTTTCACGCTACGGTAAATTCGTCTTGTATGGATTGCGTTTATCGTTGGATGAGAGACGCCGTATTCAATTGCAATCTCTTTTCGCTTCTGGCCTGCGGCAATCTTTTTACGAATTTCTCTTACTTGTTCGTCAGAAAGCAGCTTTCTTCGACCTGGATTGTAAAATCCTTCTGGTCTATCGACGTTTTTCCAAGTTTTACCTTGAATCATATACGCCAAAGAGGAAGAGGAGAGTCCGAATTCGATTTGAAGAGCTTTTCGCTCCTCGCCAGCATGATAACGTTCTAGAATTTCTTTTGCTTGAGATTCGGTAATAAGTGCGCGCGGATTATTTTCTCCCGCGTACACACCTTGCTTCAATTTTGATAGATGACTGCGCGCTTCTTCACCTTTAGTGAAGCCACGACTAATAATTCCGCCCTCAGCCTTATTTATAACTTTTAAGTTTTGCTGTCGTCGCTTCGCAATAAATTCAAATTCAAGAAGGCCAAGAATTTCACGATCGTCAGATTCAAAATGAACTGTTACCATATCGTTGTGCAAACCGTATTGATTGATTTGCAAGCTACTCGCCTGTAGATTTTTCTTAGCGTCTTTCCTATGACTTCTAAGACGCTCACCAAGGCTTTGTATCGTCATCCCTACATAACGACTGTCATCGGGAAATGTAATCTCGTAAACACAGCCCATGCTCGCCTCTCTCATAAAGCAAGTAGTATAAACTATTTCCAGTTAAATGTCAAGCTAAAATCTTGTGAAGCCGATGGGGTCCATTTCGTCTGTGTAGAGAATGGGATCGCCGTACTGATCGAGGACGCCTGTAGACATGACGGCAGGCTCTAGTTCAAAAACAACGCGGCTCAGAGAATCGAGACCATCCGGCAAGCCTTCAGGATCGAAATCGTCATAGACGATCGCTTTAGGCCTTTTGCCCATCAGATAGCGCTTCGGCATTTTCTTCACTTTCGCTGTTGACAGGGCGAATGGGATGGGTTAGGTAGGTGGTATTGGATTTTGTTGGAGAGATGGAATGCAAACATATATTCTTCGGCCTCTTGACGAAGCAGAACTACCAGTTGGAGAAAATCCTTGGGACCCTTGGTATGATAAATCTTTTGGATTTATCATTAACGCGGATACAGAGGAAGAAGCACGCTATATCGCTAACCAAAATGCAGGCGATGAAAATAGAGGCGAATTCCTCGGAACAAAAACAGCAAAAACAACGGAGCCTTGGCTATCTTCAAAATATTCAAGCTGCGTTCTTCTTTCGACGCATGGTCCAGGTCTAGTAATGCGCGATTTTGCTAGTGCTTAACCCCAAACCCACTACAGCAGTCCGTGAAGGAGAGATTTGAAATGAACATCAAGACAATGGTAAAAGCGCTAGAAGTAAAGCGCGTCAAGCTAGCCAAGATCCGCGACGAACTGCGCGATATCGTTTCCGACTTCGAAGACGAAGAGGCGCGCGTCTCGGACGCTTTGGAGAATATCGAGATTGCAATTGATCGTTTATCGGAGAGCGTTTAATGCCTATCACCACCCGTGCAACACTAGCCTTCCTCTCAATCAACGGCGACCCCTTGACAGCCTATGAGGGCGCGGTCTATCGTCCCTATGCCGGCACCGATGATACGGATTGGTTGGTGACGGATGGGGAGTTGTTTTGTCGAAAGCACCTACCATGAACGAAAAACAGATAGCTGCTGACATGTCTTCAGCCTATCAGCAGCAAGCCGCCTTCGAATACATGCTGAGCCGTGAGATCCGAGAGCGAGGTTTCAACGACACGGCTTCTAAGCTACAAAAGAAGGCATCCTTTTACGCTTGGCGTTCGCGCCGTTATCTTGATTGGGTTCGAAATGAACAACTTTGAATTCATCGATCAGAAGAACCTTGAGATCAAGAACAAGCTTCTTGAACAGTTCCATAAGACACGACTAACGAAGGAAGTTCATTTCGTGCTGACTGCCGAAGAAGCTTATGCTTTGCTAAAGGAGTTTGGTTTCTATGGAGACTAACCCTCTCCGCGAAGCCATCACGCTTGCTGGCGAACAGGCGTTTAGGAATGGGCGGCGTATCTACGCTTGCCCATATCCCGTGGAGACGCAGAAGGCGTTCTGGTGGTTCGAAGGCTATCAGAAGGGATGGCTAAAGGACGTGTTCTCTGACGTTGAGGCCGTGATGATGGAGCATGGCAATACGTCTGAAGGCGGGCTAGAGGTGTTTGCTAAAGGGAACGATCAAAATGACTGAAGTTTGGCCAATGTTTGCTTTCTTTGGAATTCTTATTGCGATTCCAATTTGGGCACTAATCTATTCTGGCTTTTCATCTATTCGAGAGGCTGATAAAGAAGCTCAAGATTGATGGAGCGCTTTGATCAAAGCTTCCCAAGAAAACGTTAAGCGCTCAGAAGCTTCGGCCCCCAACCAACCGTCTTAGCACCAAACTTATCGGCCCGCCTGACTAGCTCTGTTGCATAGCGGGCAGGGTCGATAATGTGGTTGTGCTCATCCGCGAGCACGGGTAGGATCTCGTCGGTCTTCGGATCGACCTTATAGCTGTAGTGCGTGAACTCGGAAATTGCGTGCTCACAGCGTGTGTGGATCACGATGTCATAGGACTTCAGGAACTCGACGCCCTCGACTACAGAGCCCTTGCCCTTGGTCGATCGAACCATCTTCGGATAGCCATGGCGCACCATGTAATCGATGGTCTCGGGACGTGCGCTATCGGCACGAATAGGCCAGAGCTTGGAGCCTGGAACCTTCTCAAATAGCTCAGGCGTCTTGTCGATCGAGCAGCCGATCTTGACCACCTCATAATCGATGAAGAGCGTCTTGCCCTTGGGATCGTCTACGGGCTTGCCATCTTCGAAGCGCCCGATGAACATGCGGACGAGAGTCGTCGGATCGTTCGAAAATCCCCAGTCAGCGCCGAAATAGAATCGCGCATTCTCGGGAGTCTCGAACTCGTCAACGCGCCAGTTGCGGAAGACACGAGCTTCTGATCGGGCTTGATAGCCGCCTTCCCAAACGTGAGCATAGCGATCGGGATCTCGGCGAAGGTCATAGTCCTTCTCTTCCACAAGCTCAGCCGGGAAGAACGGGTTATCTTGCCAATTGACTTGCTTGATGATGGAGCGAGGAGGCGGGCTTTCCGTCCGCAAGAATTGGTCGATCGGGTCCGTAGCTTGATCTGGATTCCAAGAGAACCAAAGCTCACTGCCAGCCTTACGCATGGTCGGGCGCAAGAGGCTGAGCGATTTCTGGGAAAGGCTCTGCGCCTCTTCTACCCAAGCCAGATCGAAGCCTTCTAGAGACTTGATCGAGTCGGCAGTATGGTTTTGCATACCTTGGAAGATGATCAGCCCGCCACCTGGGGTCTTGATCTGCGATTCCTGTACCTCGAAAAGATGGCCAAGCTTCAAGGCCTCGATCTTGTCGCTGATCAGGCGCTTGACGGACTGTGCAAGGCTCTTCTGTACCTCGCGCAAGCAGACGGCGCGAAAGCCCATGGTGCGGGCGGCACGAACCACCAGCATCTCGGCAAAGAAATGTGACTTGCCGGAACCACGGCCACCATGCGCGCCCTTGTAGCGGCCAGCCTCTAGGAACGGGCTGAAGCTTGGCGGCGTGCGCTCTTCGAAACGGGCGATAGAACGCCGCGCCAGTTCGGCCTTGATCTGATCAACAGTCGGCAGCCTAGCGAGGTCGATAGTCTGGTTTTGTCGGGATGGCTTCGCCATTTTCGTCCTTCGTCCAATAGACGCGGGCTTCTTCGCTGCCCACGCGCGCAAGACCTGTGATCGTGTAGCGGATGAAGCTAGGGCCTAGCTCTGCGGTCTGTACGGTCGTGATACTCTCGATAGCTCTGACTTCCGAGCCGTCCTGAGTGAAGCGATAACAGCCTGCGCTATCAATGCAGACGTAGGGAAGATTTATGTCGGGCATTTCATTTTTCCTCTTGACGCCTATCGCGCTTTTGGGTACATTTGAATTACAGACAAAGGAGAGATGACATGCGTCTTGTAAAGAATGTAAATGGGTATTACGATGTCTTTGATAAGTTTGAAACTTATCGAGGCGTTGTATCAAAGGCAAAAGGCCAAGGTTGGCAAGTTCACAACGATCAAGGGACGCTTGTGGCAAAAGACTGTGACACTAAGGAAGCGGCTGCATACTTCATTTCCGATTGACACCAAACCCATCCTCAGCTACACGTAACAGCGAACCAAAGGAGAGACGACGATGACAGAGTATCTTATCGCAAACGTAGAGACTAAAGAGGTCGTGATAATATTTTTGTCGCCGGATTGGGTAGAGGCTCTAGAAAAGTTCCGAGAGATCAATTACAATTCTGAAGATTACCTTCGCCTTTACACTGCCGGCAATTTGAATGGAGACAAACGATGACCATCCTCCACTACCGCAAGGCCACCAACCACCGCATCAAGGGCTACTACGAAATCAGCAACGATCGCGTTGAGGAGGCCAAGGCATGGCTTCTGGAGAAGGGGTATATGATCTTTGGGGAGCGGGTGTTGTGATGCGGGATGCAATGCTAGGTAGCGCAATCATAGGAACTTTTGTTGGCTTCCTGCTAGCGGTTGCGGTCATGTTCTCTTTTCTCGATCCGCTCAACGAATTGCCATTGACAGCTTGCGCCAAAACCCATAACGTCTATCAGTGTGAGATGGTGGCTGTGCCGAAGGTTGGAGAGAAGTGATGGACAGATACACAACAACAGAAACGACGGCCAAACAAGTCTTGAAGCGGGATGAAGGCGGAGAGCTGGTGTTCTACAGCGATGTTACGATTGAAATCGAATCCCTGACTGCTGAACGCGACGAGTTGAAGCGTCGGCTTGATGAAGAGTTCGCGAACATGGATGCTACAATGCAGGGTTGGGAAAAGCTCTGTGCTGATTCAGAACGGGATGCATTCCAGATCGAAACCCTGACTGCTGCAAATCAGCGCTTGCGCACAGCCTTAGAAGACGCTATCAACGAGTGCGAGTTTGATTATCTGCGGACACGCTGGCGTTTGGTTTTGAATGAAAACGGAGAGAAGTGATGACATCTAACGAAAAACTTTGCGAAAACCTTCGTCATGGTATTTACTTTGACGGTTACGATCTTCTAAGTGACAAAACTAACGGGATCATGAAAGAGGGCGCTGCTCGTATCAAGCGTCAGGCCGCTGAAATCGAATCCCTGACTGCGGAGCGGGATCGGTTGCGGGCAGCACTAAAGCATCCGCTTCTTAATCAGGTTCTTGGAGATATTGAAGATTCAGATGCCAACGGCTATACTTGGGGTGCGGCTATGGCTTGGATTGATCTTCGTGATGATGTACTAAAAGGGGCATAGCGCCCCTTTCTTCACGTCTACAGAAGCCTAGACGCCAGCCAGACGACCAGGATCACGAGGATTGAGATGGTCAGGCGCGTTCGATGGTCATAGCGGGCGGTCCTTGGATTATTTGCGTTTGATGCGAGAAAAGTGTTGACGGGGGTTTGGTAATGTGTGAATATCAATCATCGAAACGAGGCAATCAAGCCTCATAGCCGAAAGGGCTTAAAATGCGTACTCTCTCCTCCACTTGCCTCTCCATCGCCTTGGCTAAAAAGGCTGGTACGCTTCGGCTCGTTGAGCGCGAGGGGCGGTTTGGTTCTTTCGTTTCGATTGAAGACACGGTTGGCGTCATCGAAATTACAGACAGCATGTTTGCGGCTCAGGCCCGCGTGCAGGAGACGGCGCGTTGAGCGCCGTACACCTCTACCACATCATTGCAACGCATAAGAACGGCAAGCGCATTCGGCCTTTGCTTTGGCACAACGAACAGAATGAATGCGCGGCGTTGCGCGCGCTTGATAAGATCAAAGCTGAATGGCCGTCTTATCGATTTAAGATGACCATAATTGACCGATTTTTGGTTGAACGAAATTATTTGGCCCGAACCAAAGAAAAGTGTTGACGGGGTTTTGGCGATGTGCGAATATCAATCACTAAGTGAGAAAAGCTTTAACCAAATCAATATCTGTTGTATTATTTGTCACACTTGACAAGCCCCAAACAACGGGCTATGTTGTGGGTGTTGAGAACGGAGAGATCAGATGTCGGATTACAGAGTTGAATTCATTGGTGGTTTTCATATGTGGACATGGATATGTCCGAAAGGCTTTCGACATTACAACTTTCGCTCTGAGAAAGAGGCTGAAGCGGACATGAAAAAATTCATCAAATAAGGGCCGAAAGGCCCTTTACTTTTGCCCCAACTTCGATAGCAGTTCTTCCAGAACTGCATCGGAAAGGCCGGTGATATCGAGCGTTGCTTCTGTGCAAATGGGCGATCCGCCAGGACCGCTATGCTCATGGCGCTCGACATGGAAGCCGAGAAGCTTGGCCTTAGCGTTCGAAGCGGCAACGGCAGCGGCTGAGCCTTTCGGATCTCGCAAGGCGTGCTCACGGGCCTCGTCAAATTCGGCAGCAAGCGATTCGACCGTGACCTTTGTCGCCAGTCTAAATTCATCACGAAGCTGCTCAACACGCTCGGAAATCTTTGGATTGCGTAGAAGCTCGGACGCTTGGACATAGAGGCTTGTCCGTTTCGTTTCCGGCTTCACATCATAGGCGTGTTCATACGCCTTCGCCCCGTTTCCCCAGGTCGCAAAGTGCTGGCAGAACTCTTCTTGTTTGATCGTTAGGGGCATTAAGGCTTTCAACAGGGATTATGGAACCTAAAATAATTGGGCCTGATCTAATTTTATCGTTGACAGCGTTTACCGGTCGAGCTATATCTCTAATCACAGAAACGGAGCAAGCAAATGACCCGCGAACAGATCGAAGCTAAAGGTTTCCGGTTTAAATGGCGCAAGTACAAGGGCGTTGATCAAGATATCTCGATCTATGACACGATCAAAGGCGAACTTGTTTGTACTCACTACAACGAAGCAGGAGTAATATGCGATTTTAACCGTCGTAATCTAAATCAGCGGCTAACTATCGGACGCTAATCAAAGGCCCTTCGGGGCCTTTTTTTTATTGGTTGCAGGGGCCGGAATTGAACCGACTTCCTCTGGACAATGGTCTCAGCGCTCTACCGATGAGCTACCCTGCGAATAGTATCAGGACGGAGCCAACCAATCCGAAAGTCATTGGCTCTATGCGTGGCAGTCCCATCGGAGTCACTGCCTCAAGAGGACATCGTTACCAAGCCTCGAACGTCCTGATTTGAATTGAGCGGGGCGGTTGCATTGTGCTATTCAACCAAAACATAGCTCCTACCCCTAGAATCCGACGCCTCTGGGTTGGCGCGCTTCATCATTCCCACTCAAAAAGTAAGCTAGTCGGCCTTGGCTCTTGATGTCGATCAAGCGACATTGCAAAGAAGCTCCAGCGCATCCGACTAGCTATTCCATAAGGCTTGCCTATGGAGAGAAGAATTAGAGGCCCACGGGGCTTTCGCCCCGCCTGATATTTATACAGCCTCGGGCGATCAAGGCTGTCTCGCCCACACAGACTGAGCAAGATATGAACCGTGCCGTTTATGTGCATAGGCAATAACTCCCCTTTCAACCTCGTCCGCGTTACGCAAGACTCAAACGGTTGTCGTGCCCTTGCCACGGGGATCTGGCACGATTGGCAGACGCCATTTTATAGGCGACCTGTGAATTAGAGGCCCGCTTGAATCGCCGGAGAGAGGGCAGCTATCAAGCGGGCGCGCCTGCCTCAAACCCATTCAAGGGGAGGCGGGAGGCTTTCAGGTCTTAGACTCAAAGCAGGGAACAGGCAGGAGACCAGACCTGTTGTAGCGAGCAACCTTTAGCGTGGTATAGTATAGACGATTTTAAGGCGTTTGTCAAGAGCTAATTTCAATCCAATCAACGCTCATTCGCAAAAGCGCAAACTTCCCGAACATCTGAATACTGACCTCGACTTGATCGCCGTCTTGTGAGGCGACGATTCCTTTCTGCCCTTTGAAAGGGCCATCCACTACCGAAACGGGAAATCCCTTTTCGAACACGGGGATCTCCTTCGGCTTCTCGGGCTCTGGCGGCGTATAATCAACGACGGCGTATTTCGGCCCACTCATCACGAACTTGATGAACCCGAACGTCTTACGGACCTTCTGCGCTAGGTTCTCATCGTCAAGGTTAACGTAGACATAGCCGCCCAAGCCAGGATCGGCAGCAGTGACACCCTCGATCGCGTTCAGCTTCTCCGCAACGAGGGATTCACGGCTCGAAACCACGCGAATGATGTTGAATTGCAAAATGATTGCTCCGTTTGAATGTGGATATGCGTTTATTCGCACGAGGATGGCCGCTGACGCGATTTGTGGGGTTGGGTGGTAGTTGCGGAGCCTTGAAGCTAGAACACCTCTCAGCGGGCTTTAAAATCTAAATGCTGTCTTGTGAGAGCCGCGACACGACCAAAGAGTGTCTTGGCATCGTAAGAATCGCCAGGAATGAACCCTTCCCGCCAGCCAGCCAGCCTAGATCCGTCCACGAAATAGGTCAGCCACTTCTTCTCCTGCTCGACGCCGATCGCTAGAAGGCTGAAGCCCCCCTGCTTATAGAGATCGTAATGCCAGGCAATCTGCGCTGGCCGAATGCCTGGCTTCTTGACGTGGATAAGGTAATCCTTGATCGACCCAAGTTTTAGCTCGATAGGCACGATTCGCCCCTCATAGCTCAGAACGTTGATGTCAGCGGCGCCTGTATCGCCACCTCTGGCAGGCTCAACGGCGCTTGACCACCCACCAAAGGCTTTCCGAAAGGCTTTCTTATAGTCGTTTTCGCTGGCCATGTGTATTCCCGATACAAAAGTGTTCGATATAAACCGTTGATTTTATTCACTTATTTTTTCGACTATACGGATTTCAACACAAAATGGAAAACTATCTATATATATATCTTTCTTCTTCTACTCTCTTTTTTATATACTAATAGAAAAAGGGTAGTAAAATGGTATAATTCTTAAAAACTGTTTAAAATCAAGGGCTTACACGATACACTTTTGGCGTAAGCCCTCAAATCCGTATAACGCATGTATTTTCTACATGTCGTTTGGCGTAAAGCCGTCCTCCCTGATACGACTATCGCGGACTATCTGCCGCTGTTTATCGATAGGCTCACGTTGAATGCGAGCCTTTAGCGCCGACGTAATCATGACGCTCTGCGGCCTTGAATCAAAGCTGACCCTTTCGCTAAAGACCGACATACCCGCTTCACACATAGCCTTTCGAATCTCCATATCCTTGTCATGAACCGAAGACGAGTCGAAAGGCCTGAGCCAAATATTCAAGTCCCTCTGGCCGATCGCTGCTAGCGCTCCTTGCTCCTCCAATGCTCTCGCAATGTTGTAAGCCTCCTTCTCACGGTTCGTCCGCGTCTCGTCAACGATCATTCGCTTGGCCGTCGTGTCTGGCGCTCGCTCGCCCGTCTTCACATAATCGCCGTACTGATCAGCCCAATGCTTGATCGCCTCCAATCCACCGGCATACAACCAACGGTAGAACTCGTCACTCCCTCGCCAAATCTCTTCTGTGCAGGTCGGAACGAGCCAGCGGCGGTCCGCATCCTCGATCTTCACCGCCGCCAGGATGTTTGAACAAGCGATGATGTGAGCATGATTTCGGATCGTGAAGGGCGTTAGATACTTGGCGTTAACCGTGGCAATATCATCAGAAATGACGCTTTTTAGTCGATTTGCTGACCTTTTATTGCTCCCTTGATAGAATTCGTTAACCACAATCAAGGTCTTTTCAACGAACCAATCGTTAAAACTTGGGTTGAGGATCGTGTCTTCTGTCACGGCATTGTAGTTCTGCTTACCGACAAGCGGCCTCAGAACAGCTTCACAGAGTGTCGTCTTACCTGTACCCTGGGTTGTAGAAGTCAAAAGCATCGCATAGCGCATTCTCACTTCCGGTCGGGCAATAATTGTCGCCACCCAACGTTCTACATACTTGCGATCCTTCTCATCTGGCACGAGATGGCTCAAGAACTTGTGCCAAAGCGTCAAGTCTCCAGGCACGGCTTTGACCTTTGTCGGGCTGTAGGTGTTGATGGCTGTCTCGCCAATCCCCTCATTAACGCGCCGATCTCCGTTTGACACGCGCAAATCAGGACGGTAAGTCAGCTTGTCGATGTTGTCGGTGAGCCCTTGAAGCACGAGCGCAGCCGTATCCTTCACGTCCGAACAGCGCCGCATATTGGCATTGAAAGACTGCTCGCTGTAGCGAATGCGGGGATCGTGCCGCCATGCAAACAAGCCGGTCATTCCGATATAGAACCACTCTCGCTGAAACGCACGGTTGAGAATTGCAACCTTCTTCGGTGGTTTTTCAGGGTTGTCGTTCGGCACGAGAACGATCTTTGTTGCCCAAGTGCAAGGCGTCATAAGCTCTTGGAACGTCGGCCCCTTCCAATGCTTCTTGCCATCAGCCTCCATAAACAGACGCTCAGGCATGGGATCTGCCATGTCGAACGATGAATCGAAGCTGCTATCGAACTGAATCCACTTAGCCGGCAAGCCCACTTCCTTGGCAATGTCACGCACTGCCGACCGCCCAGCCTCATCGTTATCAGGAATGATGATGACGGATTCGATCCCGTTCCTTCGCAGCATTTCCCATTCGGTATCCTTGGCTGCAAAGGCGCCCGCCGTGAAAGCGACGTGAGCGGCGAACGAAAGCTCCTGCGCCCAAGGGTGTTCCTGATATGCCTTCTTATCCTTGTTCGTCTTCTGTGAGATCATGCGTTGCATGGCACGCGCAGCTTTCGCGCCCTCGTGGATGATGGCGACGCTGTTATCCTTGATCGTCTCTAGCCCATAGAGAGGAAGGTGCTCCGTATCGGGCTCCCATGGCCTCCAAACATTGTCTTCGTAGATCGTCCAAGCATGATAAGAGCGCTTGCCCTTCTTCGTCATGTACCGGACCTGATACATGTAAATCTTCTTGCCAGTCACGTCGCGATAGGCAAAAACGTCCTCTGGATCGTTCGCCAAAGCCTTCTTGACGGCCTCTGGTGGCTCATCGTTTTCCGTTGCCATACGCCATACCGGCCACTGCCCGTTGCGGATCGCAAACGCAATGCGCTCGGCCTCGTCCTTGTCGGGCTCATATCCTGGCGTCGCCTTGATCGTCCCGTCACGCGAGAACTTGATCTTGGCGACCTCACGGAAGTATTCGCCGATCTTCTCCTCTACAACGGCCTTGGAAGCCGAACGAAAATGCGCCCCGAAGCGCTTGACGTAAGCGTTAACTTCGGGGATATCCTCATAACTCTCGATTTGCGGCATTAAAGATCGACCCCACTAATAATGCCCTGCGGAAACATAATCGTGATTTCGCTAGGATGCACGATCAGAAGATGACCACGCTTAGTCATAAAAACGACCATAACCTTTTCAAAAGTAAGATCAGTCTTCGTATTTATGAATTGGAGAACCGCACCTTCTTCTTCTCTGTTTCCGCTATTTTTTCTATAAGTCGCTGCAATAGGCTTCATAACCTCTCCTCTCGCCAATCCCGCACCATACACCAATTTCCGACGTTTGTCAACCAAAGATCCCAAATGCGAGCAGCAACAGCGGCAAGCCAATCAAGATCATGGCCAGAGTGTAAGAGGCTTCGTCTTGGTCGTTCATGATTAACTCCTCTCCATAATCCGTGCCCGATTGATCTCAATCGCCTCAGGCGTCGGCACGTAATCCTGATACCAACTTTCGTCAATGCCAGTCCAGCCGATGATATCCAGAACAGACGGCGGTTTGAACGACGGCTTATAGCCGCGCTCACGCATCTCGTTGTAAAGCTCGATTTGCCGCCAGCGAATGAACTGAAGCCGAGGATAGAAGAATCGGACATGGCCAGTCCCGAGCGTGTAACTCCCCGGATTCTGCTTATCCAACGAGTCTTCGCCTCGTTCTACCGCCTTTCGAACAAGCTTGTAGATTCGTCCGATCTCTCGGTACTCAGCGACAAGATGCTGCCGAGATAACTCCTTAGCGGGAACGACATTAATCCGAGTCATCTTCAAACCAATTCGATTAGTCGTTTCGGACCTTCTGGCTCTTCCGCCCAAGCAATTGGCTTGATAAACGGTCCTAGCCATCCCCCGCCCTTGAGACAAAAAGCATCATCGCAATCATCATATTGCGCTAGGTAGACGCCAAGCGGCCAAAACGCCGTATTCTGCTGTGACGACCCATATTCTCCTTCCGGTGTTCCGTAGACAAGGATCGCCCGATCCTTCGGAGCCGATTCACCCTTACACCAAATAGTCATTTCTTAATCCTTCTGATAAAGAGCCTGAGTCAAAAATTCGTATAGCTTTAAAACTTCTTCATCGCTCAGAACAAAATTCTTGTTGTTCCAAGGCTCACTGATCATCGCCCACCCCGTCTGCGTATTAAATCGAACCTCCATCGATTCATTCTTACCAATGAATGCTTTAATCTCCAACGGCTTTTTCATGACGCCCTTTCTTTGCAAATATAGTTTCATTCTTAGATATAAATTCATATGTGTTTCTTAATAAAAGTGCGATACAGATTCAATTCATTGTAGAAGTAGTTAGCTTCTTCCAAAGAATCAAAGAATCGACGTACAAGAAAAAGACCTTCTCTATTCTCTGCCGTTTTATCAACGAACTCGCCTGAACGATCAACAAAACTTCCACAATCGCCTTCTCGCTTAACCATCTTCCTAGGCTTTTGTAAACCTGCTAAATTGTATTGAACCATCCATCGCGTTTTCATCCCTGCCTCCAAACCCTAACCGAATCCTTGTTCCATACCACAGCGAACGCTAGCTTGTCACCACCCATCAGCGTATATTCGATCACGTTGAAGGGCCGTCCTTTCGCCAGCACGCCGTCCGTAGGCTTGCCATACTCCTCGATCGCCGCAAGCGCCGCTTTCAGCGCCCATACATGATCTGTGCCGGGCTCGTGGTCAATGATGATCCTCACATAAGCCATCCCATAGTCATATCGAGAAGAAACACTGTCCAAAACGCTCCAAGAGCTATAATGATTGGTCCAAAGAACATTGCTGCCGCGATGAGAAGCGCCGTTTTAATCATGTTAAAACCATCCATAGAACAACCCCAATTGCCACCCAAAGCAAGAAGTTCAGAGCCATTGCGTTGCGGAAATTATACATTGAAAAGTTCCTCTCTCATCCAAGCATCAAGCTCAACCGCCAGATCCCAACCATTCAGCCACCACGGCAGAACGGCCATCTCACCATAAACCTTCATCGTGTCGTCACCTAGAAAATATGCGTCAAAACCTGCTTCAAAGTTGGCGATCATTGATCGAGAATCTTATAAGCGATGATGTCGTTTTCAGAGTTTTTATGAATCCACCAACTCTCGTTTCCTTCGTTCCAAAACTTAGCGGTTGCCCTCAAATCTTTTCTTCCGCTGCGAAATTTCGTAGCCACGCAAGTATACTCATCTACCGGCATTCCCTTGCCGTCATGAGCGATCCATTCTTCTTCATTTGCAGTAGGCGCTTCTTCCTTCTTTAGCTTTGCTTCAACCTTCTTCTGAAGGAATTCCATATCTTCGACGCAATGCAAGATAGCGTGCGCCACGATACCCGCCAACTCGGACGAGAGCACAAGCCGTCCGTAATCATCGCCGCCATCAATCTCGATAAGACCAAGACCATCGCCATCAGGCTTGACGACCAGCTTAGCGCCGTTCACGTCGTCATAGACCTTGTATTCGCGCTCAATCGTGTACTTAGAATCGCTCACTTCAAAATCTCCTCACAAACCCGCCGCAGCCCAGCGTCGCGCACCAAGTGACTAATCCCTACCACCTTGCCGCCGCCATGACAAGCCCTCCACTCGCGATTGGCGACGATCCAATCTTGGCCCTTACCGCAATCGACGCAGTAGAATGTCATGGGATCGAACGAGTGGAGCTTAGTCATCCCAATCATCGTCCTCATCCCCGAGATAGTAGTTCAGCCAGATGCCGATACACGTCAAGACGACCATGACGCCAACGATCAGCATCCAGCCGTAGAGCATGAAGTTATCATTCATAGCCGTTCTCTTCCGCAAATTTATCGAATGACTTCCACGCGCCTTCGATATTCTTCTTTCCAATAGGGTTTTGAGAGTGAACGTAGAAGCTAAACGACCGTTTCTTATTCTCCTTTACAAGCTTATCTCTAATAAGCTAATTCACGACAACCATTGCCGTATCTAGTCCGCCAAGATCATGATCGAAACTGATAAAATCAGGCAGCCCGTGAATCATCATGAACCCGATTGCGTGGCTCGATGACCGAAACACCAGCCAATCCTGCCCGTCTTCGGGTGGATCGCGCTCATCATCTAGGAACATTCTATACGTCATCAATCCGTCTCCCTATTCGCGCACTGGCGCAACTGGCTCTTCGTAAAGCTGGTCCATGCCGGCTGCTGCGTCAACTGAGCGACATGGGCTTCGCTCGTTGCAATCGCCTTGACGGCCTTAGCTGGCTGGTTCTGGTACTTATCTCCAGCGCCATAAGGCTGGTCAGTCGGCCTATCCAACTCTTCGAACACGATCTGAGCAATCGGTGTGCCTTTCTTAAGGTAGATAGGCCAAGGCCGATCATGTGTGATCTCAACTGTCAGATAACCTTGCCATCCAGGCTCGGCGTTCGTCGTGCGGCTGGCGTCGATAAAACGGCGTGCGAGCGTGCTCTTGTTCTCGATCTTGCCCCGTAAATCGCGAGGCATTCGAATATGCTCCATCACGAAGCCAAGACGACCCCAAAACGGAAACAGCCAAAGCCCCTTACCGAGCCTGAGATCGACACCGCAAGCTGAGAGACCGTAGGACATACCGTGAGCGCGCGATCGTTCGCAGAAGGGCTCTATACCAAGGGAACCACTAGCAACGCGCTGGCGGATCGTCTGCGCGGAAAGAATCATTACACGTACCCCGGCTTTAGATTCTCGTAATCCAAAAGATAATCTCCCTGATAAAGGGCATAAGCGGTTGCCCGTTCAGCGTAAGACCGCTCAAGCAGTTCCTTTACTAGGTCCTCCTCTTCTTTCAAAAGAGGTTTATCTAGATAATCCATCAAATCGTCGTCTGTAAGATTACCGTCATCTACAGCACAATGCAGATTTCCGTATTCCTCTACGGCCTCCATCTTTTTCGCGATTTGGTAGACGTGCCAATTAAAAATTGGATTACAGCCAAATTCTTGTTCGAAATGTGAAAACTTCACCGCATCGGCCTCCCCAAATAAGAAATGAACATCGTGCCAACGATGGCAATGAGCAAGAGATCGCTAAGCATGATCACTCCTCTTCACGCGGTGAGGCCCAGGCCCCAGAACTGTGATCATCGGCAGCGTCACCTTGGCATCGTATTCATAGCCAAAGATATCGTAGCTCTTCAGAATATATTGCGTTGTCATGCCACTCACCGGCTGGAGTACGTGATTGTAGTCGTCTGCGTTGTCGGTCATTCGACAATTAGACACTGATTATTATTTGCCCAAAACCGTGAGCCACTCTTTTCGTCTTTTAGCCAAACTTCGTTGCCATCGAGTCCAATGACTTTAAACGTAAGACTATCATAAAAAGGAACAGTGCTTTTTACGCGCATCCCAAGCTCAATTTTAGGCGGAAAACTTGCAATAATTTCTACGTTTTCAATTGGAACTTGCATCGCAAGAAGTCCTTTTCCAATCTGGACGATGTTCCGTTCCATAACTTTTGCTTCAACATGAAGAGTTGAGCCTTTCGGATAAAATTTAGGTGTAGCCATATACATTCTCCATAAACAAAAAGACCCGCCATCCTGCGACAGCGAGCCTTTTCATACCTTAACTATTCATCTTTGTCAAGCGATAAGTTTCGCAAGATCCGTATAGCCGCCGACCATGTCTTCGCTGCCGTCGTCGTTGACGCGCACGATGCGAGGCCAAAGGCGGTTCGGCGGCTCAAGACCCCGATCGTCTAGCCACTTCTGCCGCTCCTCACGGCTCTCGATATAGACGGCATCGAAAGGAAGCCAACGCTCAGATAGAAGGCGCTGAGCTTCCTTGCAATACTGGCAAGCGGCAAAGCCATAGACGACATACTTCATTGGCACTTCTCCTTTAGGCGGCGATATCCACGTCTTCACATCCCTCAGCGCTACACGCTAGCGTCTGCGAGCCCTTCGTACCATCTTCAAGCTCATAAAGCTTCAAGGCGTCCCAATCGATCCGCGCCGGCATCTTGGCAAGCGCTGCTTCGTATTCCTCCTTCGTGCAATCCCCATAGGGCGGCTGTTTGTAGCTGTGCTCCGAATGCGGGAGGAATGAAACACCAGAGACCGCATCGAAGTTATCATAGACCCAGCCACCAACGGCAGGCCATTCCTCTTCACGAACTGTTACAGTCACAGATGGCTTGTGTTCGCACCAGTGCTCCTGATAGAGCTTCCAAAGCTCAAGCTGACTGATGGCCGTCATCTCGCTCCGGGTAATGCTACCCTCTGGAGCCTTGACCGGGAAAAAGAATACCGTTGTCCGTTCGGGATTCATCACGTCCGGCTCACTCGGAATACCAGACTCCTTCAAGAACTTCGTCAGTGGATCAGTATTAGCTCCGCGAACGGACCGGATATAATAATCGGAGTGTCGAGCATGAATACCAGAGGCTGAATTGACAAGCTGAGAGACCGTACCAGACGGCTTCACGGCAGTGACTGCCGTGGAGCGCTGAATGCCGATGCTATCCGCAAACTCAGCATTGGTATCAACCGCAATCTGGCGAAGAAGTTCTAGACGTTCTGCAAGACCTTCTTCTTTGCCGTTCATCAGGATTGAGTCCATGATGCCGGTCAACGATACACCAAGCAGCCGCTCCTCTTCCGTGTTCTTCTGCCAAATCTTGCGAAGATATGGGAAGTTGGTAAGGGTGCTTTGAAACGTGCCAAGGATGGCTGCAACGCGCACCTTGCGCGCAAGGTCTTCGAACGTGTCTTCCGATCGGACAACGACCTCAGAAAGATTACAAAACTGGTAAGGCCGCAAGATGATCTCCGAACAAGGGTTGGTTCCCCATTCATGCCCTAGTTCGCGACGACCATTCTTTGCCGCCTGCTTCTCGCTTGCCTGACGATTAAAGATGCCGCGCTCGCCCGACTTCGATTCATAGAGCGACGACCATTCGCGCAGGAAGGCCCCAACGTCAGGCTTCTCTGTGTAGGCGACAGAGTTATTGGCAAGCGCTCGCTGTCCTGCTGTCTCCCACCATGCGCCCGCCTTGGCGTGACGCATACGGTCGTCCGTAAGATTTGAAAGGCTGATCATCGCTGAGCGACGAACACCACCTGAAACGACGACGTGGCCGATTTGACACATGAGATCATGGCATTCGATCGAAGTCAGCTTGCGCCCTGCCGCCTTCTTGAAGATCGCGATCGTGAACTTGAAAAGCTCTTCCAGCGGACCAGGACCAGACGCGCGCCCGCCAAATGTCTTGAGCCGCGCGCCAGCGGGACGGATCTTTGAAAAGTCCCACTTCGGAATCTCACCGCTCCACAGGAGCGCGAGAAGCTGGCGATAACTCTTGGCCCAACCAGCCTTTGAATCGGCTGCTACGATCTTCGTGTCGCTCGCATAGAGGGTATCGGGAACCTCAGGAAGCTTCTGCACGTACTGGCGCTCGACAGAGAAGCCAACGCCCGTCCCGCAAAGCAGGATATACATCGCTTCATCAAACGACTTCGGATCATCGACGGGGAGATATGAGCAATTGAAGCCCGCAACATTGTCACGCTGAAGCGCAGGGCCAGCCGTCATGAGCGCCCGCATCGAAGGCACGACCTCGAAATTATAAATCGCGTTGAACAGTTCCTCGCGCGTGCCGGAATCAATGGAATAGTCGTGATTGGCCTTGAGATGCTTTTCCATGAAGCCGACATAACGGCTGACGGTCTCATTCAGGTTCTCGCGCCGGCCCTCCTCTTCGATCCAGCGGGCGTAACGGCTGGTGTAGATGAATCGTTCGTAATCGGAGTGGAACGGCTCAGAATTTCGCATGTAGTCTTATCCCATTGATATGATTATGAAAGAAAAAGCGGAGCTAAAGCCCCGCCCGAAAGCATCTTTTATTGAGTGCAGAACCTTAGATAATACACGATTTGGCTTGGAAAGTCAATCTGTTTCTTCGGCCACTACTTCACTATTTGTTTCGCCAACGAGCGCACTCCACGAAACTGGAAACAACGGCCTCACGATCTTATCAATCTGCCCCGCCAATTCCTGGATCTCCTTCTGCGCGTGGCCATCAACCCTAAGCTTGTAGAAACGCGCATAGGCCAGGAGAGAGCCTGTCCAGATCCAGTTGACCATAGCTCCCTGCGGCAGGATGAAACGGGCTTGCTCGGGACAAATGCCATGCGCGATCATATCCTCGTATTCTTCAATAGCTTCTCGCGTTTTAGAAAGGTAACGACACATCCAATGTTTACTAGATGGATGAACCTCTCCACTTCCCTGCTTAATCGACCCAACCGGAGCCGCTCGAAATTCATCCGGCACGTAAATCTCAGGCGTCGTCTTGATATAGCGCCGCGACTCCTCAGACTCTACAAAACCGACCTTCGACTTGAAAGCCTGCCGCGCGATCGGGACAGGGGCCTTAACGCGCAACGTCACTTGACAATGGGCGAACGGGATCTCATGACGCTCGCGAGCAAGAAAGCGAATGATTTTGGCGTCAGATTCCTTGAGGCGCTTAAACTGCTCACCTTGTTCTGTATCATAATACCATTCCCATTCAGACTTCTTGCTAAAACTGACCCTAGCAGAGTCAGCCACTCGCAAATCACTGCCCATATGGTCGATATACTCAGCCTTGATATCCGCCATCACTTGCCTTCCTCAACGATCCGGTATGCGATGATGTCGGTATCGTCTCCTTCATCATCAACCGCATCCCATTCAAGATTCTTTGCAAGCTGCGTATCTTCATAACCATCACGAAGCTTATAATCCACAAGGGTATCAGGAGAAACGGGAACTTCCGCCATTCCAACGATAGCCTTCCACTCAATCCAGTCGCTCATTACGCATCTCCTTTCCGATAGCCTTGATTAGGTCGATTGCAGACACTTTCTTGAGTGCATCTAGCTCAGGCTTCTTCTTAAGATAAAAACCGTCTGTTCCATAACGCGAAATGTACTTAGCCATCAAGCATCCTCCTTCACAGATTTCGGAACCTTCGTCAGGTGCTCACGCAGGCAGTCGATCTTGGATTCGTCAATGGGGCGGAAACGAAAATCAGGAAAGGCCATTTCGGCAAATCCCTCTCTATAGGATAGGATTGGGTTCTTAATTTCTTCAAAAAGAAAAGAAAATCCCTCATGAACTACAGATTTACGAACATGCCTAATCGTATAAACAGTTCCTTTCTTTACATCAATTTCTTTTTCTGCGCTTCTTCTATATTCATTTCTCGCCTCTTTAACGCAAACAACCCTCTGCCCAACATACCACGTCATCCCACAACCCTTTCCATCGCTTCCTTCAGCGCCTTGCGCCCATGATCCGTATCAGGAAAACACTCCTTGAACAAGCCCAGCCAGTCGTCTTCTGTCTGCGGACCGTGTGGCCACTCCTTTGTCTTGAAATTAGAGCCCAACGACACGGGCTCAAGGTCCATAGTGAGAAGCGCGAAGTGGTTGGGCATGGGCTTGCCGGCCTTTCGCTGCTTGACGATGAGGAAGCGTTGGCCGAGGTATTCGAGACGGCCTTTGCGGTGAGAGGATGAATAATCTTCGGCTGAGCAATTGTTAGTCATTTTCTTCTCGACAATAAAATTCATGTGGCTGTCCACAGCAAGGACAACCAGGATCTTCTGCGGATTCGCCGGTAATGGTCTCGAATTCTGAAATAGCCTCTTCTTCCGATAGACCATAACGCTTTGCGCTAATTGCTAGCGCACCAAGCCATCGCTCTTTTTCCCAATTAACAAACCAACCCGCAGTTTGTAGATCCTTCCAGTTTTGATCTGTTAGCCACCAGTCTCCACCTGAATTATTTGAATCATAGATTACGACTTTCATTTCATCTCTCCAATCACACGAATCTGTTTTGCCAGCATAACTGGTGCGGCTGGGCAGATCGTTCCCTTGACAGCTAATATCACCTTTCCCTGCGCCAAGTCAAGAACTTTCGGCGCGAGAGCCGCATAATACTTGATCCCGATCTTAGCGTAGACGCCTGCCGTATCGTCGGCCAATCGGATCTCAACGAAGTCTGCCGGCTCAGGCTTCAAGCGTTCCTGGCCGCGTTCCACCCGATCGTTCTGCCGCTCCACCTCGTTCTCTGAACGCTTCTTGATGACATTGGCAACGCCTACAACGACGATATCTTCCTGCCAGTCTCCGTTCGGTACAGCGTCAACGCATCGTGTCGGTTTGGTCGTGATACCCTTTGTCACCAAATCGATAGACTCAATCGCCGTCTTGATAGGCCAGAGGTCATCAAGATCCGTCTTCGGATTGCTGAGCAACTTTTGCGCCCGATCGCTTAGTGGTTCGTTCCTGGCACGCGCCGAGGCAATCGACTGAGCCATCTTAGGGCCAAGGCCCCGAACCGAAGTCACAGGCCCGATGAGCTTCTTCTTGCCGTCAACCCATCCGACCTTCCACGCCAAATCCGAAAGGTCGGGATGAACCGGAACGAACTCGATGCCTTCCTGTGCGAGTTCACGTAGAAGCGCAATCTGTTTTTCCGTGTCGTCTTGGTGCGTCAAGGCAGCGGCGGCGAACTCAAGTGGATAGTGAGCCTTGAGCCAGCATGACCAATAGGACGTGACACCATAGGCTACGGCATGACTTGCATTGAAGGAATACTTCGAATAGCCGAGGACTTCCACCCAGAACTTATCGGCAAGCTCCTGTGTAAATCCAGCCTTTACCAGACCTTCCTTGAAGGGTTCGCCATAAGCCCGCATCGCTTCAGGACCAAGAGACTTACCGACAGCCTTTCGTAGTGCTGCCACGTCTTTCCAGTCAAGACCAGCAACTTCGCGCGCGATCAACATCAGTTGCTCTTGATAGCACATAATACCATAAGTTGCAGACAAATAAGGTTTTAGCAACTCATGAGCGTATGTGACTTCTTCCTTGCCATTCTTGCGGCGTGCCCAAGCGGCGGCGGCTCCCGAATCCAAGGGACCAGGACGGGCAAGCGAACTGAGCGCCGCGATGTCGTCGAACGATGTAACCGTGACTTCCTTCGTCAGATTAGAAAGAGCGCGGCCACTGAATTGGAACAAGCCGACGTGGCGACCGCTGTTGAGGACTTCGAAGGCTGCGGGATCATCTAGCGGAATAGTCGAGAGATAATCCACGGGAAGACCAGCTAGCTTAAGCGTGTCCTGAAAGATAGACAAAGATAGAAGCCCAAGAACATCCAGCTTCAGGAGCCCTCGCTTCTCGGCAACCGTCCCTTCAATCTGCGCTGTACCAGTCCGTGCATCGACTGCCACGTAGTTGCTAACAGGATCTTGCGTCACGACGACAGCGGAAGCATGGGTAGAAGCGTGAGAAGGCCGACCGCCAAGCCGACCTGCCACTTCCATCTCAGGATGCTTTGCTATAAAGGCCTTGCCCGTTGCCGTTCCTTCGAAAACGTCCTGAAGCGCTCTGTCCTTTCGCTCATCGCCCGCTGCAAACTTAGCGACAGTCGAGACCACGGGGTTAGTCTCAAACGGCGAGATCCCCATAGCCTTGGCCGTCTCGCGCATGGAATTCTTGGCCTGAAACGTACCGACCGCTCCAAGCTGAGCGAAGTTTTCTTTGCCGTACTTATCCTTCAAATAGTCCCAAATGATGCCGCTCTTTCGCTCCGTATCGGGAACGTCGGAATCAATATCGGGCATATCAGGACGGTTCGGATCGATGAAGCGCCAGAACAGAAGATTGTACTTGATCGGATCAATCTGCGTAATTCCAAGGAGATAGCAAAGAAGCGAGCCCGCAGAAGAGCCACGGCCCGCACCGCACAGCATTTCAGAACGGCAGAACTGCATGAGATCGCCGAGGAGATAGAAATAGTCGCTGAAACCCTTCTCCTCAATAACCTGTAGCTCCATGGTCAGCCGCTCGTTATAGACAGGATCGCCCAAGTCTACACCGATCTTGGCCGCACCGTCCTCACACATCTGGCGAAGGCTCTTCTCGCGGTGAGGCTTGATGAGCGTTCCCTTGGGAAGTGTGGCGTTACAGCTTTCGAATACATATCCCTGCCACCAAAGCGCTTTAGAGACGATTTCGCCAAGACCCTTAGCATCCATGGCAGCGCGCCACTCATCATCACTCAAAATATGCTGCGGATACGTCTGCAACGAGCTTCCCCGCCCGCACGCCGTCTCATAGTCATAGCGCTGATCTTCGATCGCGTATCGATTCTCCTGATGCGCGATGAACCGGAAACCGCGCTTCTGCGCTTCGCGAATAAAGCCCTTTGGCGTTGCAACGCTGAGCCCGATAAACAGATTCTCGTCTGCCGGATCTAGCTCATCGAGCCGCGCCTTATAACCCGCGATCTTGAAGACGCCTTCGACGTTTCGGATGTCCTCATAGCTAAGCTGAGGAACGTAACGAAACTGATACGTTGCCCGTCCAACGAGAAGATTGATAGGCTGGATGGAATCCTTCGCCAAGAACGTGAAACCGTCTAGGATGGGCTTCTTGGCGTTCAGTGATGGCGTTACGGCAATGGTCGCACCGAAGATAGGCTTTAGCCCCGCCTCAGTCGCCGCGTTGTTCCATTCGTCATAGCCAAAAACGGTTGTATCGGCTAGAGGGGCGTCTTGCCAGCCAATATTCTTGAGACGCTGAACGGCTTCTTTCGGAGAGCCATAGGCGTGGCGGAAACTAAAGCTTGTCTTGATCACTGAATAAGCGTCCCGTAAATGAATCCGATGCCCTCACCGTCTTCGTCTGCATAGTAATAGCCGTCCTTAGCATCCAAATGCAAGAGAAAAGGATCAAGCGCCGTCCTGCCAGCAATCTGGATCTTGTGGCGAAGGCTCATCTCTTTGAGTTCCGCAAGAAAGGCATTGATGCGTTCGAACGTCAGTTCTTCGCCGATCAAGTCTGGCTCGAAATCATCATCGTCATCTCCACCATCGTAGAATTCAGGGATGTTGCTCATAGCAAACCTCTCTTGATCATTTCGACAACGCATCGTGTCAACGCCTGAACGTCCACACGCGCTCTGTGTGAGCCAGCAAACGGCTCACCGAACAAGTGTTCATACAAGGCCGAAAGCGACAGCCTATAGCCGCAAACCCACTCAGTCGCCTCCAGAGAGCAAATCAGCTTCGGCCATTCAATCGTCTGCCCTAGCCTTGCATACTCAAAATCAGTCAACGGCTTATCGTAGCTCAAATTATGGGCAACAACTGCATCCGCCCCCTCAATCATCAGGCAAAGCCGATCCGCGATCGTATCGAACTTTGGCGCTCCAACAAGCATTTCAGGCGTAATGCCCGTGATCTTCGTGATCTCGGCACTGATCGCAATGCCAGGATCTAGAAACGTATCGATCTCGTCTTCAATCTCAAATGTCTCTGTATTGAGGATGCATCCGTAAAGTTCGATGCCGTGAGGTTGTTTATTCAGCGGTCTTTGTGTGTTAGAAATAAGGCCGCTGGTTTCCCAGTCGAAGATGAACCACTTCACAAAGAAGATTCCATGGTTGTATTAATGCCATCTCGTTGTCCACGAGCATAAGCTTCTTCTTCGATGTCGTTCAGTTGGCCTTCTAGCTTAGCAAGCTCTCGGTCATGGTGCTGTTCAATAGCTAAAATCTCCGCTTTATTATCTTCATAAGCCTCTTGCCGTCCTTGGTCCAACCCTGCATCAAATCCCTCCTGCCACCCTCCGCGATCCTGAGCGTCGCTCACTTCCTGCCAAAACTTCATCCACTGAGAAGCCCCGATATAAGAAGGACGCGGGATTACGTCTTCATCGATCTGGACGTGTGTATGGGAAACGTCGAAGCGTTTAAACAGCATCTGACACTCCAATCTGCTTGAGGCGGCGCTTAGCGAAAAAGATGATCTTGCGAAGGTCATAGCCTTCTTCGGCGCCGTCCTTTTCACCAAGGCGATATGCCGCCTTGAAGATGTTGCCGACTGCAAAGCTCATGTTCTTGTGTTCAATGAGATCGTTGAGTTCAGTAGCGCCGGGTGGCAATTCGTAATAGCTTGTGATGCCGCCGTCTGAGGTTTTCTTTGTCATAGCTTCCCGAAGCTCCCAAAATCAAAGCGGCTCTTTTCGTCCACGGGGCCAAGATCCTGCTTCTTGACATAACGCCCGTTCTCAATTGTTACGCCTCGCATCATACAAGGGCAAAGCGGCTGTCCGTTTTGAGGGCCAATACAGCCGCAAGAATGATAGTCTTCTTTTGTTGAGATGTATTTATCCATTCCCTTGCTTTCCTCATCATAAACGCCAGCTAAGTTATTTCGAACTTTATGAGCCCAGATTTTAAGTTCAATACGGCTCATGTCACGCGAATCATATTCGGCAATTCGTTGGGCTAACGCTTCTATAATTGGATTTTTCATCGCACGCTCCAAATCTCAAAGCCGGAATTCCTCATCCCCTCAATCACCTTCTCGCGCGTCTCCAGCCCGACCAAGACGTTCCGCTGCGCTTCCTCTAGTGATCCAAAGAAACCCGCCAGCAGATCAATCTTGACTTCGACCTCATTCCGATAATCGTTCTCAGGGCGCATCAGCACCTCGTCAACGGGAACGTGGTTGCGCGTCAGCCATGCAATCGTCTGGCTATCGTAGCGGGCCGGACGCCCTGTCACGACCAGGATCTCATAGCCGATTTCCGATAGGCCCTGAAGGATAGAGACAGTCGCCTCATACGGTGTGTCTGAGGTTAGGGCATCATGATACGTATGCCAGTCAACATCTAGCAGATGATTGCGGGCCGTCGTGTCGCAAATAATGCCGTCGAGGTCTACAACGATTGTGTTTTTGCTCATAGCGCTTCAATCAATCCAAGGACAAGACGATTGCCCGCCTCATAGTCTACATTTTCAATGAGAAAATCTTCATCAAAGTTTCCCTTAATAAGATGATGCTCGACTAGAGTCGTGTAGATTTCCATGTCCCAACTGCTATTTCCAAACGGTCGCTTAGCAGAAAAGCCTTCTCCTTCAACCCATAGCCCCAAAAGAAGCTTCTTGAAATAGTCTCGAATGGTTGCAGCGCCTGCATCGTTTTCGTTCATCGGTAGATCAAGAATTTCGTTCGCGGTCACTAGAGCAATCCTCCAATCAAAAAGCCTGCAAAACCAAGACAGGCAATAGAGCAAACGCCGCAAGCAAAACCTGTCATGTCGCCTAGCTGCGACTTAGACATAGTGATGAAATTTAGGATTGCCGCGCCTAGAAGAAGGCCGATTATTCCAGTCTGCAGCATCATTTACCTCCAAAACTTGTTTCAGCCTTACGCTTCACAAAGACGCCAAGCGCCTCAGCATCAACAGGTTCGCCCTTCTTCAAACGCTCGCGAACGAAAGCGCAAAGCGTCGAATGGTGAATGTCTGTCTTCACGTCGGCATTGAACCCCTGGTCACGGAGATCAGCGGCCAAGGCTAGAGCCCGGTTGTGCTCATTGCGCGAGAAATCCATAGAGACGACGTTCTTGCAGAGACCAGAGGCTTCATAGCTATCGATAAGCTCAAGCGCCTTGGCACGCTTCTCAGGGTCCTTAGGCAAGCTACCCGTGATCATGTCTCCGATCTTGATTGTGAAGCCGTCAGCAAGCGATAGCTTATCCATTCCCATGTCAGCCATCATCTCAGGTAACTCATTGAAACGAATCTCATCGACACGCGCCTTCAGAAGCTTGACGGTCTCCTCCAGTTCCGCAACCTGGGTCTCCAGATCGCGAAGCTCTTCCGCGAGCTTGCGGACGGTGTTGATGTCGCCAGTCGGGGCGGCGGTTTCAAAGACGGAAAGATCAGCCATTATTTTCAACCCCTTCAATGAACCGCGTCAAAAACTCAATAAGCCTCTTAGCGTCTTCGACGTTTAAACCAAAGACGTCCGAGCTACAAAAATCTGTAGTTTCGGCGTCGAAAATCTTGACGTCGATTTCTGGCTCAGTACAATACTTGTCACGCTCAAAAATTAGCTTGAAACCGGGATCATTTTCGGCGATAAACTCAAGTTTCATCTCTATTCTCCACAAATCAAAAACCCCAGCGCATGGTGTGTACGCTGGGGTAAAGGGTTAAATATTTCTGACGTTAATCGTCAAAGGCTTAACGAAACTGCTCAGAAAGCCAAGGCAAGCGCCGAAGCTAAAGAAGCCGAAGGCAACGAGATCAAAGCCGAACAACCAAGCGAACTGAGCAAACACTCCACCGAAGAAGAAGGACGCAATCCACGTTCCACATCCGCCTACAAGGCCTAGCATAAAGGGCCGCAAGAAAGTTGCGATCCACAATCCAAGAAATTGCTGAGACTTTTCCTTGTCAGTCACATTCAAGTTCAAAACGGAGCCTCCTCTGCGTCCACAACATCATCACGCATATCGGCCTTGGCCTGTCCCGTCTCGATCGACGTCTTGAGCGCCAGAGCCGACCGGATAACCTCATCAGCGTTCGGAAGGTCGAGCGTCATCGGGCCGTCTTCGATCTTCCAATTCCAGTACTGCGGGTCCGTACCGTCAAGGAAAGTCTTGAACAGGTAGGACTTGAAGAAAAGCGGAGCCTGCTTGCCGCTCGGCAGCTTGATAGCCGTAGCCTTCGTGAAGAACGGGCGCTCAGCCTTGAAGTTGCTCTTCTTCATCGAGATAAACGACCAACGGTTATCCTGGCCAAGGTTGAGGCCAAAATATGTATGGTGCTCGATGATCTCGTTGCCTTCGCGGGTCAGGAACTCGTTACGGTCGTTGCGCGCAAGGCCAAGCTCCTTAATGCGGTCATGCGTGAAGCGATTGGCAATGCCCTTATTCGACTTGCGCGGGAACCATTCGATCCATTCCTTGACGCGCTGGACGGGCAGGAAATGGAGAACGCTATCGGGCACAAGCTCGCCCATGCCGACATCGGCAATCATACCGGGCTCAGCGCCCTCAATATAACGGGCGTTCTGCTTCTTAACCTGGGGGCTCAGATCGCCAAGGATGGCAAGGCGGGGAATGGCATAATCGGAACTGTCAACCTGACCGAAGCCCAGGTCGATATCATCGAAAGCACCGGCCAGAGCCAGCGCCGTATCATCATTCTTGGTTGCAACTGCTGTGTTCTTGGACATGAAGTTTCCTGTTAGGCGCACCTTTGCGCTTGTTGTTTGTAGCGGATTTTGGCGGGAAAGTCAAGCGGTTTCTAGGTTCTTGTTTGTCTTTTTCCTCCAAGGTGCATCGCGCTCCCAATCGCCGGACATGATACACCCATAAGGGATAACCTCATCCACAACTTCAGCTAGACCATACTTCGCGATCTGCGATCTGACGGTAGTGGCGTCCTTGTAAGCGCTCGGAAGTTCCGAGATATCAGCAATTCCCATGTAGAACCGGGCGTCAATGCCCTTGGTCTCTTCGGCAAAGATTTCCTCATCAGTCTTTCCGCTCATCATTCGCTTATGCTGAGTTCGGGAGAAGTTACGGCCCGCACCATGGGGTGAGAAGCCAAGACCATTATCGGCATTAGAGCCGCGAACGATGAGAATTGGCTGAGACATGTTGAGCGGGATAATGGTGAGATCGGTGGCATCATCGGCCCATCCTGCAAAAGCGGGCGTTGCTCCCTTGGCGTGATAAAAAAGACCGTCGCTCTTTCGGAAGACGAAGTTGTGCTCATTCCAGAAACGATCCGTGGCGCGCCCGTCCGTTTGCGAGATTGCCATATCGTGGATAGCGTAATGGCTTGCCTTAGTCCATTGACGCAAGATTTGTAACCCCTCCCAATAATCATCGCCGTCTTTTGTATCCGAATCAATCCACGCATTGCCTTTTAGCGTCTCAGGACTGCGTTCCAGCCTTGTGCGATCGGCAATTCGTATGCCCTCCTTGTAGAGAGCCGCGCCCGGTCCACGCGAGCCATGATGCGTCACCAAAACCGTATCGCCAGTGGACTTCATTGTGCCGACGTACGCGAAGTGATTGCCGTCCCCTTGTGTCGCAAAATTTGAGGCCGCGAGTTCAAGCTTGTCTCGCAGAAACCTATTGCCTTGCATCTGGGCAATGATGTCGAGAGGCATTGGAACTCTCTGCCCTTCGCGTCGCCCTCCGGGGCCGAAATGCGTCACGCGATGAACGGCATCGAGAAGCTGTGCAGGATCTACGCCCGGCAGGACCGTGATTGCCATGGAGCAGCAAATATCGGCGGAGTGCATGCCTGGATGGATACCAGTCGAAGAGATAACACCACCCACGGGAATGGTGCCAAGTGGCCCCGCAGGACAGGCGTCAGGCATGATGGCACCCGCCTTCACGACAGGCGTTCGCATGAGTTCCATCATCGTTGCTTCGACCGCTGCAACGTTGGCTTCTTCGGCTGGATTCGTCGCTTCAATAT